TAAGGTAAAAATCATCAGTGACGGATTCGATCCTATAGAGGCAGAATTAAATAAGCTTGCTAGTAAACGCAAGACAAATATAGTTACTAGAGAGCCAAAGGTCATCGAAGATACTTCTGATGATGATACTGCACAACATAGATTTCATAGTAAGCCAAAAATGGCACCGCCTTGGCGTTAATTAAAGGATAAATAAATGAGTAAAGAGCTAAGCAAATTACGAGACACAGGTAGCGAACGAGCACTTCTTGGAACTATCATTCGCGGAGGAAAGGATGCTTTTATTGACGCGGATGGAATTGTTGATGCAACAGACTTCTCGTTGCCTATTAATAAGTCCGTATATGCTTCGCTCAAAGCTCTATCAGAAGAACCAAACTGTGAAAGCTTCGATGTTGAAACAATTAAGATGAAGATGAAAACTCTTGGATTTGGAGATCAAATCTCTAATTCCAAGGATCTTGAGTATCTCGAACTTCTAGACTCTGTGAATTTCGATAAAGGTAATATACCGATGTTCGGAATTCAAATCAAGAAGTATTCTGTTGTACGTGATCTTTATCTGCGATATACTGATGCTATTAAATATCTTAGCGGGATTTCTGGCAATGAATCTCTCTCAGATATCATTAAGGAAGCAGAAGGCCGCATTATAGATTATGTTACTGGTGTTGATAATGAGAATAGTCTTGAACAGCTTAGCGAAAACTTAGAAGAATATATTCAACAGAAGCTTGAGGAAGAGGAAGTTGATCAGGTTGGTTTACCTACTGGATATCCTATTTGGGATGAAGCAATCGGTGGTGGACTTCGCAGAGGAACAGTAACAGTTAAAGGTGCTCGGCCTAAGACTGGTAAATCATTTGATGCACTGAACGTTGGTATCAATGTTGCAAAGCTTGGCATTCCTGTTCTATATCTTGACACTGAACTTACAAATGCATATCAGAAAAATAGAATGATCTGTATTAGTTCCGGCTGTCCAATATATAAGTTTGAAACTGGTAGATTTAAAAGAGAGAAAGAATGGGTTGATGCTGTTCTAGATTCAGTGAAAGTTGTAAATAATATTCCGTTTTTTTATGAATCTATTTCTGGCATGAGTCATACAGAAGCTCTGGCGTTAGCCCGCCGCTGGCTAGTGAAACACGTAGGCTTTAACGAAGATGGTAAGGCCAAAGACTGCTTAATCATCTATGATTATATGAAACTAACCAGTGGGGCGAATCTCACAAGTGTTACTCCTGAATATATTGTACTCGGTCTAATGCTTACGGAAATGCATAATTTCTGTGTAAAGTACGATTTGCCAATTTTAGGCTATGTTCAGCTAAATCGTGATGGCATTGATGGCGAAGATACTAATGTAGTTGCTGGATCAGATCGTATTCTATGGCTATGTTCATCTTTGACACTACTGAGAAATAAAGATGATAATGACTTGGCCATGGGTTCTAAGTGGGAACACGGTAATAAGAAATTAGTTGTTCTTGAAACTAGACATGGTAGTGGAATTGAGACATATGGAGATTATATAAATCTTCATTGTTCATTAAGACCAAACGTGTCACGCGACGAAGCGTGTGGTCTTATCAGAGAAGGTTTATTACATAGTGCAGTATGCACGGGGCCGATAAATGGCAGTGGAACGGATCAGCAAAATAACGCTGGAAACAATAAGAGAGACGGCAAATGAGCAAATTGATTTTGTACTCTCCGAACTTGGAATCGATATCGACAACTCAATTGGATTCTCAGACGAACTTCGGTGTTCATGTCCTGTCCACGGAGGAGACAATCAAACAGCGTTCAGCTATAGTACAACCTTCAAGCGATGGCGATGTTTCACAAACCGCTGTCACACTGATAGAGATTCCATATTCGGACTTGTTGCAGCTATTTTGTCGCAACGAGATAACAGAGAAGTGGGTTTTAGAGAATCCGTATTCTGGTTAGCTAAACTTTTGAACATACCAATCGAAGGCGAATCAACCATAAACGAAGAAAATCTAGAGGTTCATAAGCTTCTACAGCAAACAAAATTTAAAAATAGGATTAAACAAAGAGCACAGGAACGTAATGTGCGAGAAAAGTTTGATCCAGTACCGTTATCATTAATTGATGGCAAAATCCAACCAAGCCAATATTTTATAGATCAAGGATTTAAGCTAGAAATTCTTAAAAGATACAATGTTGGTTATTGTGACGATTCACGTAAACCTATGTATCTAAGATCATTCGCTCCGGTTTTAAATGAAGCTGGAGATACAATGATTGGTGTTACTGGTAGAATTAAGTTTGAAAAATGTGATATCTGTGGAGATTTTCATGAACAAAGTAGAAATGGTTGTCCACAAGATAATCCATCGGTTAGGGCTTATCCCAAGTGGATTCATTATGGATTTAATTCTAACGCTGTACTCTACAATAGTTGGTTTGCTACAGAACATATCAAAAAGACAGGCGTTGCTGTTATTACAGAAGGGCCTAAAGACGTTTGGTGGTTTGAACAACATAACATAAAGAATTCTATCTGTATCTTCGGCCTTAATGTTTTTGATTATCATATTAGTAGATTAATTAAGATGGGTGCAACTACATTAATTGTTGCACTAGATAATGATGAAAGAGGAATTGAAGCGGCAGAAGCTTTAGACGAAAGCTTAGGCATGTACTTTAAATTAGTAAATATCAAGATGTTGCTTAACGCTGGCGAAGACATTGCTGACGTTAATAAGGAAAGAATGGATACCGTAATAGTTCCATTTATTAAAGGACTTGAAAAGAAATAATATGGCAAATAAGTTAAAAATTATTTTATCGGGACGCAAGCAGGCTGGCAAGTCATCAGCGGGTAAATATATCTACTGTGAATTTGTTAATCGTAAGATCGGCAAGAAGCGATTAGTTTTAGAGAAAGTTGGTAAGGAAATTGTTGTAATTGATACGTTTAAGAATAATACTATCATTCCTATTGATTATCCTTCTGACGAAGCTCGTCAACTAGCTTCAACGTATTCTGTAAAGATGTATAGTTTTGCAGATCCTCTAAAGGAATTCTGTATCAATGTCCTAGGACTAGATCGCACACAATGTTATGGTTCCGATGATGACAAGAATACATCAACTCATATTTCTTGGGATGATATGTCAGCAGAAATCCGCGAGAAGTATAGTCGGCCACGTCGCGGCAGCGGTGGTTTAAAGCCCGCCAGTGGCTTTATGACGGCACGAGAGGTGATGCAGGTCTTTGGAACAGATGTATGCCGTAGAATCGATCCTAATTGCTGGGCACGCGGACTGTATTCTACTATTGAGAACGAAGGGTACGAACTGGCTATTGCTACAGATGCTCGTTTTCCAAACGAAGTAACAATGGGCACAGAGCGTGATGCAAAGGTAATTCGTCTGCTTCGTAATTTTGTAGAAGATGTTCATGAGTCTGAGAAGGCACTTGATGAATTCCCACTAGGTGAATTTACAGTTGTACTTGATAATCAGAACTTGACACTTTCTGAAACACACAAGAAACTAAAGCCATTCGTTGATGAGTGGTTTGCAAGGTATAAACTAGTATGAAAGTAAATGGGATCTCAGCATCGGCATACGACGTATATTCCCACTGTCAGTGGAAATATTATTTACAATATGGTCTCAATTTTGAGTCAGAAAGTGGGGCCGCAGCACTTCTCGGCACGATGGCTCATAAAGTGCTTGAGATTCTAAGCAGAGCAGTGGTTGTTAAACATCGTAAAGACAGCAAGATATGGGACCCTAATTATCTTTGGAACCTATCTTTTAATCATTATTACAATGAAGAACCGCATATTGCAGAACAAATTACAGACGACAAACTTAAAAAAGTCTGTAAAGGTATGCATTCTTTATTAAATAGCGAATACACACCAATAAGAGAAAATACTATATCTGCTGAGGCTGCGTTTAATATCGAAATGCGAGAACCAGCATTCAAACTCCCTGTCGATGGAGATAAATATTTTACACTTCGTGGCAGAATAGATAGGGTTGATAAGCTTGATGACGAAACTGTTGAGATTATCGACTATAAATCTGGCTCACGAGTAGCTTGGGATTCTCAGGATCGTCACAAGAAAGAACCCGCCGATCTTCACAAAGAGATTCAGCCGCGAATGTATCATCTTGCCGCAAAGCACTTATATCCTTGGGCTAAAAACTTCTTAGTTACATTTATATATTTTACTGATGGTGGTCCAATAACTGTACCATTCTGTGAACCGGACTTGGCAGAAACAAGAAACATTCTGCTAAAACGATTTCGCTCAATTAAAAACAACGAAGATCCTCAGCAAAACAAATCGTGGAAATGTAACAAATTATGCTCTTTTGGCACATCAGGTATATGTGATGATGTCTGGCGAGAATCCAAAGAGCTTGGTCATGAATTCATTCAAAACAAATATATCGTTCTAAATGTTAGGAAAAGAATTAAGTAATGGATAATCAACAGTTTATGCCAGCCAATCATGTATATGGTATGCTTCAAGCAATGCCAGCATGGAAAGATCATGGTATTACCATTAAAGATCAAGAGCCATATGTCGAATTTACTAAGGGAGAAATCACAATCAAAATCCCTTATATCGAAGTGCTCATTTTTGGTGCAAAGACTATTTTATATATGTTTAAATGTTTGGATAAGTAAAATGACAGCAAAAGAAGCTAATAGAAAATCAAAATTAGTACAAAAATCCAGATTAGAGAATGAACGTGCTAGAGAGATTGCCGAAAAGGTAAAGAAACAAAAAGAAGCAGATGACAGGTTGAAACAAGAACTTGAATATGCACATTTTCGTATTTCTGAAGCTGCTGACGATGGCAAGAATATAGTATCGTATTTTCCTGGAGAAAATCAATATTTACGAAATAAATTAATAGAATCACTAATCAATGATGGATATACTGCTTATATTGAATGGTGTCAATATGATGATGATGGTAATGGACAAGATACACTTATAATTCAGTGGTAAATGATTAATTTTATTCAAAATGGCAATCTATTTGATTCACAATGTGAAGCATGGGTTAATGCTGTTAATACAGTAGGTGTCGCCGGAAAGGGAATCGCATTGCAATTTAAGCAGCGGTTCCCTTCTTATTATAATACTTATCAATATTTATGTCGTAACGGACACATGGAACCCGGCAGAGTAGCTATTACTCCTAGTAAATCAAAAGATGGACCAAGATATATAGTAAGCTTTCCTACCAAAAAACACTGGAAAAATCCATCGCAATTAGAGTGGATTATAGACGGCCTTGATGATCTACGGTTCATTATTTCTGAACATAAAATCAGATCTATTGCTATCCCGCCGTTAGGTTGTGGTAATGGTCGCTTAAACTACGATGATGTTAAGCCGATTATAATAGAGAAACTAGGGGATTTAGATTGTTATATTGAGGTATACGAACCACGATGAATGCACAAGAAGCAAAGAAGTTAACAGAAGAATCAGCAAAATTTAAAAGAGATAATGCTATGTCCTTTGCTAAAAAGGACTTTGGATCATTTATTCAACAAGTTTATAACGATATCAATAAAGCCGCCGGAAATGCAAATACATATATTTTCATTAAAATACCGAATAAAGATTACGGAAAAGAACTTTTAGAACTTGTTGAAGATAGATTAAAGCAAAACGGTTATCGAACTTCATATAGTAGTATTCATGAAGATTTGTTTGTTCAGTGGAATTAATAATGTCATATATTCCTTATCATGTACATACGTATTATTCAATCTTAGATGGTTTTGGCTCTCCTAAAGCCAACGTAGCCCGTGCAAAAAAGCTCGGGCTATCTGCATTGGGTATTAGCGACCACGGTAACGTCTTTGGCCATATCGCCCATTGGACAGAATGCAAGAAAGCCAAAATTAAGCCAATCTTAGGTGTTGAATTATACGTAACACATAAATCTGCGGCGATTAAAGAACAAGACAATAGAGCTAACTGTCATATGGTCTGTTGGGCCAAGAATAAAGACGGCTGGCTTAATTTGATGAAACTAGTAAGCAAAACAAATGACCCCGAGTATTACTACTACAAGCCAAGGATTTCTCTATTCAACTGGACAGATACAGATAATAACATCACCCATGTTGGACTTGAACATTTCGTTGGTAGAGATAAGGGAATTATGTCGTTCTCCGGACACCAAGGAAGTCATTTGGCAGACAATTTATTCTGCGATTTGTTCGGAGATCATGAGCAACGACGTAGTGATATTAAAAGAGCTTACGGGCAATATAAAGAAAGAGACATTGAATTCTATAGAAAATTCCTTAAAGAAGACTGGCTGGAATCCACCTGCGAACTTGCTGAAAAAATGGAAGGAATGTTTGGCAAGGGAAATTTCTTTATAGAATTACAAAATGAACTTAAGCCAACAGATCGCTTGGCATTATGGATTCATCCGCTTATTGTAGAGTGCTTACGTGAGGTTTCTAAGCAAACTGGAATTCCCGCTATGGCCTCTTCTGATCCACACTATCCTTCACCAGAAGATGCTGCTGACCAGCGTTTGATGGTAATGACTAATATGAAGGAAACGGAGGCGTCTGTTCAAGGGAAATTGGATAGCGAGGAAGGCCATGATGTCATGGTATTCTTTGGTAGCGATAATTTCTATATTCATTCTTATGATGAAATGAAAGAAAAGTTTACCGAAGAAGAACTCGCTATGACTGTTAAAGTTGGCGAGCAGATTGAGGAATTTGATATTTCTCACAAGCCATATATTCCTAAGTATGATGTACCAGAATTTGACACAACTGCATCTTGGCTAGAGTCTGCACCAGCGATTGAAGATAAATACTTAGTACACCTTTGTATCGAAGGTGCCAAAAAATTAAAACCATGGCTAAATGATGATTGGAAAGATACTAAGCGTAAATATTCAAAAGAACAATATTGGAAGCGACTTATAGAACAAGAATTTCCTGTTATCTTTAAAGCTCAATTGTCAAGTTATTTTCTAATTGTATGGGATTATTGTATGGCTGCCGATAATCGACCAATAGATCATAGTTTTAACTGGAAAGAAAATCTCGCCAAAGGCGGTAAGATAGATCCAATTCCTCGTGGCGTAGGTCGCGGTTCTGCTGCTGGATGTTTGATTTCATATCTTATTGGTATTACAGATATTGATCCAATTCTTTATGATTTATCATTTACAAGATTTTATTCAGAAGGACGAAATACAGCAGATCATATAGAATATCCTGATATTGATTCAGATTTCGCAGTGGAAGATAGAGAATGGGTTATCGCTTATCTTGAAGATAAGTACGGTAAAGATAATGTAGCTCAAATTATTACATTTCAACGAATTCAAGGTAAAGCCGCTGTTAAAGATATCTTTAGAGTAAAGAATGTTGAAGGTGGATTCGATTTATCTAATGAGATTTGTAAGTATATTCCCGGCGAAGCTGAAATTGCCGATGATATTCAAGCAATGCGTGATGCTGGCCATGAAGGATATGGAATTCTACGTTGGGCTTTAGATAATTCTGAAAAAATTCAAGAATATTACACTGATCCAAAACTCAAGCCATTATTTGACCAAGCAGTAAGATGCGAAGGTACAAAACGTGGTCAAGGAAGACATCCATCTGGAGTTATTGTTGCACCAAAACCTGTTGAAGAATGTTTTCCTATGGCTTTGGATACAAAGACTAAGGAAAAGATTATTGCGGTTGATATGAATGAAGTAGCAAAGCTCGGCGGAATTAAGATGGATATTCTAGGTGTTGCTATCTTAGATAAACTTAAAATGGCACAGGATTTAGTTAATGGTGTTACTCCACGAAGGAATAGAATAAATGATTACATTGAATCAGACGACACTGAATAGTCCAGATAAAAATAAACAATTAAATAACATTATAAACAGTGGATTCAGTTTAGACAGTGCTGTTTATAAAGAAACACAACAAAGAATTGTAGAATCTGATTCACAAAGATTTGCAGTTCCAAAATCTGGTCAATATAACTTTAAAAATATACCATTAAATGATCCTCGCGTTTGGTCGCTATTTGCTCGCGGAGATACACTTGGAATTTTTCAGCTTGAGAAACAACTTGGACAAGATTGGTCAAAGAAAGCCAAACCTCAGAGTATCGAGGAATTAGCTGCTCTTGTTTCTATTTTGAGACCCGGACCATTGGAAAGCGGATATTCTGAATCATATGTAAAAAGAAAACACGGCGAGGAGGAAATTACATATCTTCATCCAGCACTTGAGCATATTTTACAAGATACGTATGGATCACTGATTTACCAAGAACAAGCTATGAAAATTGCTGTTGATTTGGCAGGATTTAGTTCCGTTCAAGCAGACAATCTTCGTAAAGCTATTGGTAAAAAGAAACCAGAAGAAATGGTTAAAGTGAAAAAAATGTTTCTTGAAGGAGCTAAGAAGAAAGGTTTAATCAATGAAAAAGAAGCAGAGGAAATATTTGGCTGGATTGAAAAATCTGTTAGATACTGTGTTTCCGGTGATACTATAATTAAAAAATGTACTAAAGGTAAATATTTAAAAGATAATGGATATACAGTTGAACACATGTTCAAAATCAGAAATGATATAGAATATGCAAAAAAGACTGGCCATTTATCATTATATAAAAAATGGAAACTGCTTAAAAATTATGGCAAAGGTTTATCTTTAGATTCTGATGGTAGAATAAGACCAAATGACATCATTGACATTAAGTATATAGGTAAAAGACAAGTTTTAGAAATTATCCTTGAAAATGGTGCAAAAATAAAGGTAACTCCAGATCATAAATTTCCTATTGATATTACTAAAGAAATCAAAGCTTGTGATCTGAAAATTGGTGATTATTTGCTAATTTGTGGTGAATATGAAGTCACTGATTTTAAACCAATGACTAGATTTAGTAATAAATCAATTGAAAACATAAATAGAAATAAAAGTTATTTTGGACAAGGTTTTCCAAAAGGTGAACAAAATCCATTCTGGACAGGCGGCGGTTTCTCTAAATTTGAAAAAGCAAAAGAAATATTGGAGAATGTTTGCTTTCATTGCGGCAAAAATTCACTTGAAACCAGAATTGAAACACATCATGTAGATGGCAATAGATGTAATAACGAATTAGAAAACTTAATAAAGTTATGTTCTTCATGTCATAAAAAAATTGAATATTCTAACGGTCGTGTTAAGCGTGGCGAAAAGGGATACCCTTATGTTAAAGTTAAAATTAGTTCTATAAAGAAATTACCAGAAGAAAATGTTTACGATGTAATTATGAATGTTCCATCGCATAACTTTGTAACTGGTGATGGAATAATTACTTCTAATTGCTTTAATAAAGCTCACGCAGTATCCTATGCTCTAATCTCTTATCTTTCAGCTTACCAAAAAGTCCATTTTCCGACGGAATTCTATACCTCTTGGCTCACTTATTCAGATTGGAAACCAGATCCCAAAGAAGAAATTTATAATCTTGTTCAGAACGCACGTCTAAATAATGTCACAGTAAATCCACCAGACGTTCGGCGTAAAAATATTGATTTCGAAATTGTTGGCGATAAGCAGATAATCTTCGGCCTATCTCATATTCGTGGAGTTGGATCGAAAGCAATTGATAACATTAAAGAATTATCAGATAAAGATTTAAGTACATTTCTAGGATTTCTAAAATCCGCTAAGAAGATTAGAAGAAACGTCGCAGAAAGTCTTATAAAGTCTGGTGCCTGCGATTGTTATGGCAAAAGTAGAACATTAATGCTACGTCACCTTCACGTTCTTTTAGGTCGTGGCGAAAAAGATACTTTTGAGATTCCACCAGAAGTTAAACCATTAACTCCTAAGGAATATGAATATGTAATGTCAAAAATTGATGAGAAAGGTATTCAGAATGCGTTGTATAGCTTAATTGAAGATGGAAAATGTGTTAAAAAAAGAATTCCAACAATTGAAGCTAAAATATCGTATCTCGTGAATTTACAAGCCGACACAAATCGTCAAAAGAGTATCTGGGAAAAACTTTACCTAGGACTCAATCTTACCTGCTCTGCTGCGGATGACGTTCAATATACTGAAAGAAACGTTAAAACCTGCCGCGAAGTCTATAAAGCAGAAAACCGCTCAAAAGTAACAATGCATTGTGTTATCGATGCAATCAGGATGAGAAAAACCGGCGAAAAATCTCGTAATCCGGGATTAGATTATTGTTATTTATCTATTTCTGATAATACTGGTGCTTTAATTAATGTAGTGTGTTGGCCAGAAGTTTATGAAAAAATCAAGGGTGATTTGATCGAAGATACAGTAGCGTCTATTGTAGCAAAGAAAGAATGCTGGAATGGTCGAGATCAGATTGTCGTACAAGATATTCAAATCATTGGTTAAGGAGCCAATATGGACTATGAAACAATTATTGGCATTGTAATACAGAAAACCCTAGAAGCACTTGGGTCTTCTGGATTTAATCACAATGTTCAAATGCAAGTTAGACAACATGCTTTAGACGAAATTGCGTTACGCGAAAAGTACGCTACTAGTGGACGTAAAGCAGTAGAAAGAGATCCTGTAGCGGAAATTAAAGCAAAAAATACTGTTGCAGAAGTAAAAAATTACACTCCAAATCCTAATGAGACATTTCACGATATAGCTAAACATAATAGTGAAGCTGTTGATGAAATGATGAAGGAAAAGAAAGCACGAAAGAATAATAAAGCTTAATATGAGAAAAAAGCGTATTTTATGGGTGTCTGAAGCATCATTTATGGCGACTGGTTTCAGCACCCTTACTATGGAGATTCTACAACGACTACACGCCACTGGCAAGTACGAGTTGGCAGAATTAGGATGTTATGCAAAGAGTAGCGATCCAAGAACAGGTTATTTGCCTTGGACGTTTTATGGCGGAATTCCCGAAGCTAATGATGCTTTGGGCATAGAAAGATATAACAACTCTATCTATGGTCAATTTGGCGAATCTGTATTTGAACAGGTTTGCTTAGATTTTAAGCCAGATATTGTTATTGATGTAAGAGACTGGTGGATGTGCGAGTATCAACTACGCAGTCCATATCGTCGTTTATTCAAGTTGATGTGGATGCCAACAGTTGACGGCGAACCTCAACGATTAGAGTGGCTTGATTCATATTCTAGAGCAGATATGATTCTTACATATAGCAAATATGGTAAGGAAGTTCTAGAAAGAGAAGCACCCGGCAAGATCAAGGTATTTGATATTGTTGGTCCCGGTGTTGATCATGAACTATTTAAGCCAATGGATAAGAAGCTATTACGTAGCCGACTATCTATTCCCGCTGATGCAAATATTATTATGACCGTTATGCGTAATCAGCGTAGAAAGCTATATCCTGATCTAATTGAGACATTCAAGGAATATTTAAAGTATTGTGCCAAGCGTGGAGACGATAAACTTGCCAGCAATACTTATTTATATCTTCACACATCATATCCAGATGTTGGTTTTGATATTGCCCGCCATATTATGCAAAATGGTGTTGGCCACAGAGTATTAACAACTTATGTTTGTCAAAACTGCAAGACTTATTATGTAGATTTCTTCCAAACAGAGTTGACAACTTGTGCAAAATGTGGTGCTTTGGCTGCACATATGCCAAATACACAGAATGGTGTGAGTCGTCAGCAACTCGCCGCATTAATTAACTTGGCAGATCTATATGTTCAATATTCGATTTGCGAGGGTTTTGGAATGCCTTTGGCAGAAGGTAAGGCTTGTGGCGTTCCCGCAATGGGAATCGATTACAGTGCCACTTCCGAGCAAGTAAACGCCCCCGGATGCACGCCCATCAAGGTCGCTAAGTTCTTCTATGAACCAGTGATTGAAACAGAACAAAAACGTGCTCTTCCTGATGTTGAAGATGCCGTTAAGAAATTCTATGAGTTCTTTAAGAAGTCACCAGAAGACCGACAGAAACTTGGTGTTCTAGCAAGAAAAGACGCTGTTGAAAACCATTCATTCAATAGAGCCGCTAATGTATTTGAAAGAGCTATTGATTCTATGGAGATTCATGATCCAGAAACAACTTGGGACAATCCAAGTCAAGTCAATGCTCCAATGAATACAGATATTCCTAAGGTGTCTAATAATAGTGCCTTCATAGATTGGTGTTTAGATAATATTTTAGGTAGGCCAGATCTAAAAAATACATATTGGCGAAATGAGCTTGTTAAAGGTTTGAACGTTGGATTTAATATTCAGCGTGGCGGACGAGAACAATTTAATCATGAAACCGCCGTAAATCTTTTTATTCAATTAGCTAAGAATAATAATTTCTGGGAATATATTAGAACTAAACCATTTGCTACTAAACAAGAATTGAAGTGGGAAACAGTTTAATGGATAATTTTACAGAATATGTTTTAGGCTTTATGTTTGATCAATCTGGCGAGAATGTTGTTCTTATCGAGAAGAATAAACCAGAATGGCAAAAGGGTAAAATAAATGGCGTAGGCGGCAAAGTTGAACCAAATGAAAGCTTTGCTATCTCCGCTATGGTTAGAGAATTCGAAGAAGAAACTGGTGTAGAAACTATTGTTTCAGACTGGTTATTTATTGACACTATAGATTTACCAGATGTTAGAATCTGGGTATTTGCTTCGTCTCAAGGCAAAATGGATGTCGAGAGTAAAACGAACGAGAAAGTTGGTGTATACAAAGTCAACAATCTCCCAAAAAATGTTTTATCCAATGTTCCTAAATTAATAAAGAAATCTTTAGAAGAGGTTTTATGGTAGGTAAGATTGTTAAAGTTCCGACTACTGAACAAAAAATAATAATTGCTGGTAGTTTTGGAACTATTAAAGAAACATACTATAGAGGAATGACATTCGACGGAGAATGGCTTACATGCAGAAATCCAATAGTATTGGCAAATTCTTTAAAAGAGTATATTCAAAATAATATTGATGAGTTTTTACCCCTTGCTGAACCGAAGGAAATATAATGAAGGTAGTAGTGGCTGGACCCTACGCAGACGGGACTGGTTATGCCAAAGCATGTATTGAAAACATCATGGCTCTAGACTCCGTTGGTGTAGAAGTTGTTCCTCGCTCTGTTAAGATGACAAATACTAGTGGCGAGGTTCCTGAAAGAATTAAAGAATTAGAAAAGAATGATCTGCTTAATGTAGATGTGGTGTTTAATTATAATCTACCTAGTGAGTTTATTTACAAAGGTGGAGTCAAGAACGTTGGAAGTTTTGCTTATGAAACTAGCGGATTTCCTAATACCAACTGGATGCATCACATTGAATTAATGGATAAGATTATTGTCCCATGTAATCATCAAAAGGCTGTATTATTAACACAGAATCTTGATTTGCATGTTGATGTAATACCACATTGCGTTGATACTGCCAAGTTTTCAAAAAAATATAAAACATTTGCTTTTGACTTGCCAAAGAATACTATTAAGTTTTATACTATTGCTGAATTTGGTAGACGAAAGAATATTCCAGCTCTCTTGTTGGCGTATTACTCTGCTTTTACTTCTGACGACAATGTTGTTTTAGTTATTAAGACACATATGCCAAATAGAAATGGAGCATCAACTCTATCAGCAGTAAAGAATATAATTGATGATTTAAAGCACGGAATGGGGCGATTTACAAATCAAGATCGTTATCCAAAAGTCATTATTCAAACAGAATATATGACAGATGATGAAATCAATTCTCTTCATAAGAGTTGTGATATTTTTGTAACGGCTTCTCATGGTGAAGCTTGGTGTTTACCAGCAATTGATGCGTTGGGATTTGGCAATCCAGTGATTGCTCCTAAGCACGGTGCATTCAAAGATTATATTTATCAAAATGGTGGCGTTCTAGTTGATGGAGTAGAATCTCCAGTGTTTGGAGTAGATGGTGGCCCCGCTGGTCTTTATACCGCAGACGAAGATTGGTTTAATGTAACTATTAATAGTCTTGCTAATGCTATGGTTAGAGTGGCTATTGATAAGAATGTATGGCTATCAGATGAAAATCGCAATAAGCGTTCTAGAGATGCGTGTTTACATTATTCTAGAGAGAACGTAGGAGCATGCCTAAAAATGGCACTGGAGAAATAATGCAAAATAAGACAGAAGGAATTTTAAGAGCCATTAATAATCATAGTGGCCGCTACAATATCTTAACATTTCCTACTCATGAGGCCTATCAGAGTAGTTATGCTAAAATGCCACATACATTCTATCTTTGGCAAGGAAAGGGAATTAAAACTTGGAATCATAAGTACCGATCGCTTCCAGAGAATGTTGTTCTGTTAGATGGAAGTGAAAACCAGATCAAGCCAGATATGAAGTTTGATATGGTACTAAGTCAAAATAAGTTTGGTCAATTTCAAGTTGCAAAGCAATTGGCAACTATACTAAACTTACCATTACTTAGTATTGAACACACGCTTCCTGTTCCGACGTGGAGCAAGCGTCAACGAGAATCCATGACAGAAATGCGTGGAAATCTCAATGTCTTTATTAGTGAATATAGTGTTAAAGAGTGGGGATTTAGTTTAGAAGATTCAACAGTAAAGGTGATTCATCATGGTATTGACACAGACATCTTTAAACCTTCTATTGACAAAGCAAAAAATGGTAAAATTCTTACAGTTGTTAACGATTGGATTAGTCGCGACTGGTGTTGTGGCTGGAGCATTTACAGCCGGGTATCTAATGGCCTTCCTGTAAATCCAATTGGAGATACACAGGGATTCTCAAAGCCCGCTAAAGACGTAGACGATCTTGTACGACATTATCAACAGGGATCAGTATTTCTTAATACTAGCACCGTTAGCCCTGTTCCAACGGCACTTCTAGAGGCTATGGCCTGCGGTTGTCCAGTTGTTACTACAGCAACATGCATGATACCAGAAGTTGTACAAGATGGCGTCAATGGATTTATTTCCAACGACGAAGGATATTTACGAGATCGTTTGATTTGGTGTTTACGTAATCCTGATGAGGCAGCCAAGCTTGGCGAGGCCGCACGGGAAACAATTCTAAATCGATTCTCATTGGATAAACACGTAGATGCTTGGAATAATGTCTTTAAGGAAGTTTATGGCAGACCAAATTGATAGAAAAGAACAAGTAGAATCAGCATTAGATTATTTACAAAAGCAAGTTCATAGTATCGGAGATGAAGATCTCGCGGCTCTTGCACAGTATGTTTTAGATGATAATAACTTTGTCTCTTGTCCCGGATCAAAAGGCGGAACCAATCACGGCCACCATGCATATGATGGTGGCCTTGCTGTCCATACATCAGAAGTATTGGAGATTGCACTTGGCATGACGGATGCTCAAGGCTTAGATATTGATGATGACATTCTTATCACCGCCACAATATGGCATGATTATGGTAAGATTTTTGATTATGGTTCAAAGAGAGAAGATGGATCATATAATGTAAAACCACACTATACATTGATTAGACATCTTTCTAGATCATATGCTGAGTTTATGTGTGTTGCAACTGAATATTGTATCGATTCAGAAGTAATAGATAAGATTGGCCACGCTATTCTTGCACATCACGGTCGTCGTGAATGGGGCAGTCCAACAGAACCAATTACAACAGAAGCATTTGTTCTTCATGCTGCCGATCATATTAGTGCTCAGTGTTCAAAAGATTATTACGTAAGAGATTGAAATGAAATTAAACCTTGAATGTGGAACAAATATCCGTAATGGATATGAAAATATTAATTTTGGCGTAGTGCCATTAAATAGTATCTCGGAAGGGTCACGATTCGTTGTAGGAAACTATAGAAACTTAGATCCTATAGTTGATGATGGCAGTTGTGAAGAAATTGTATTTAATCCGCCTTTAAATGTTTTATCGCCAAATGAAATTGTTAATGTCTTAAATCATTGGTCGAGAAAGCTGACGGGCGGTGGAAAGTTAGTAGTAACTTTCTATGATATTCGTCGAATTGGGCGTGCTGCTCATTCTAGCGAACTTTCTTTAGAAGATATTCATGGCATGACACTTGGTAATAGAAATGAGCTTAAAACAGTAATGGATACTGCTGTTATCAAGCTTGTTGCAAGTGCTTCTGGATTATTGATTGAGTCTATTTCACCAAAACAGTTCACAGTAACAGTAGAGTTAATTAAGAATGCTAAAGACTAAATGTAAAGAATGTGTATTTAATGAAAATGACAACTGTACATTAGGAAAGCCAACCACTAATGATCCTGACGGTATGAATACCGAAGGATATTGTCGTCATAAGCGTACTATTGATTGGCGTAATAAAGTTGATCCATTATTACTAGACAGTAAAGAATTCTTAGTTCGCAAAGTGAACGAAGAAGAAGCCCGATTAAGTGTTATCATTATTTGTTTGGATAATGATGTTGATAAGCTAAATGACACATTAACAAGCTTAACTCATTGTAAAGATTTTGTTAGACAGCTTATTGTTGTCACAGATAAAGCTCATGGCCAAGGTTTTATTGATATTCTAGAAGCTATTACTGCTTTTGGTGTTCCTTGGAATCTTGAAAATCTAAAGGGTGATTATGAATATGCGTTTAACGATGTTCATGATTATGTTTCACCATTGGTTAAGTGTCATTGGCTAGTTGCTATTCCCGCTGGCTATATGTTTGAAACAGCAGCACTTGGTGATGTTCAAACTCTTTTATCTTACGATAATAATAATTATGTTGCATTCTATCATAAGGACTATTTTGTTTGTAACATATTTGCATTCCATGAATTAAATTGTAATTATGGAACACCTTGGATGGATAAGGTTAAATACTTTACGAATTGGGAGCAAGTATGTCGCAAGCTAGATTAAAAGTAGCAACTATTACTGCAAACTATAATAACGGAAAATACTTCGGAGAATGTTTAGATGGAATTTTATCTCAAACATATCCGGTTAAGTATGCCGTAGTTGTTGACGATGGTAGTACAGACGATTCTGTTAAATTGATTAAACAGGAAATGCAAGACCGTGGTGGAAAGTTAGTTTATGCAAATGATGGCTGGTGTTTCGCTAATATCAATGGAACACTTGTTATCTTGCTTCCGCAAGAGACGAATAGGGGTCCAGCCGCAGCACGAAACGTTGCCGTAAGACACGCCATAGCCTCTGGTGTCGATGTTCTATGCGTTGCCGATTCTGATGATATCCTTTATCCTACTAAGATTGAAAAGTCAATTAAAGTAATGTTAAAGTATCCAGCGGTTGCCTTAGTATATTCTGACTATGATGTTTATAATGAATCAACTGGTGAAATAAAGCGAGAATTTAAAGAACCTTTTAGCTACAACCGTTTATTTGAAGAATGTATTGTTTCGAATAATTCTATAATAGCTAGTTCTATTTTTAAACATATTGATTTATATGATGAAAGTCTCTTTGGCCCAGAGGATTATGATATGTGGCTTCGAATAGCAGAAACCGCCGCAGTATATCATATACCCGAAGCATTATATAAATATAGAATTAGTGGAAATAACATAACAATAACAACTCCGTCTGAACGGTTTGCTGAACACGTTCGTCGTGTAAAAATTAAAGCAATAGAAAGAAGAAATGGCAAACAAGGATAATACATTTTTAAAACAAGCCAAGAAAAATGGCTTTAGTTTAGATGATGGTTTTAGAATGGTTGGATTTGTTCTTGACAACCTATCGGCTAGTCAAATAGCACATCTTTGTGTTGAGAACACAAACAAGTGGCTTGAATCTAATTTTGGCACAAACTTCTCTGTTTTTTATGAGGAGAATTCAATGCCGTGTATTCAGCCATGTTTTGCAAGATTTCATGCCAAAGACGCCATGGCTTTCTATGGTCATTTGATAGCCACATCGTTTAGTACGGCATTTTCCATTAAAGATGCCACTCGATCTAAACGATATTACTATATAAATGATCTTGAATGGACTCGTCCTTGGTTTAGACACAATCAAGATGATATAGATAAAGTTCTCAACAATGATGAAATTGTAAAGTTTACAAGATCTAATGATCACTATAAATATCTAACAGATATGGGAATTAACGTTATTCCTAATATTGTTGAAGACTTTGATATTAATAAAATTTTGGAGATAATTAATGGCAATGAGCGTTGAAGAATTACGTCAGAGTCTTATTGATCTAGGCTTTGATCCAAGTTCACTTAAGGGAGTTGGTAAGAGCGAATTACGAAAGATGTTAGAAGATTCACAGTCAGTCAAGGAAACACTTGATAATGTTGTTGTTGATGAGTCGCCAAAGCTTCCAATCACTACACCAGAAGACGATGTTGACAATCGTCCATTAATGACAGATGCTAAGTGGACAGATTATGTTATGGATTTGTTTGATGAGCGTGAACTAGACAAGGGAATGCCCAAGGCCGACTCTCTTCGTCGTGTTGCTGAGCTTCTGCTTGGACCATTTAATACATTTACTAGAGTTGAACAGGTTCCAACTATTGATAATGCTGGACGTGCAACTGTAGTAGTTGATATTCAGTTTATTAATGGACTCAAACAGAGCTTCTCTGGGGCCGCAGATGTGTTCAGTGGCAATACAGCCAAGGAATTCGCTGTTCACGCCGTAGCGACGGCGGAAACGCGTGCAGAAGGTCGTGCATTACGTAAGGCACTACGCCTAACTAAGATTCTAACAGCAGAAGAGCTACAGGGGGCAGATGTTGATGAAGCTAATGGCACAGATAAACGTATTGTTTCTAGTATGCTTAATAGTCTTAATGTAATGTGTGATCGTGCTGGTGTTGATCTAATTAGACTAGCAATTAAGCTCGGATTTGATATTCAGACCCCGGAAGATCTAACACACAAGCAAGGCTTGGACATCTCAAATCAACTAAGTAAATATCAGCGTAAACTAGAGGAAATTCCAGTAGAGGTTAAGAAGTAATGGCAGACTATCAACAGAATATAAAAGAGTATCGCGTTTATAAGCCAAAGAATGATGGCAATGGTGCTGCAACGGCTTGGCAACTAAGTTTTAAGAAGGACAATAAGTTTAATCCTTGGATGTTCTTCCTTGTTGCCGCCAAGCAGGAGGGCACCGACGACAAGGGTAATGCTAAGTTTAACTGGAAAGAGGGGGCATTAACAGTTAAGCTAGGAGATAATGATTTAGGCGAGATAATCTCTGTTCTAGAAGGTCGTAAAGATTCTCTAGGAACAAAGGGAAGTCTATTCCATCAAACTCCGTCTGGTGGCAATAAGGTAATTAAGATGGAAGCCAATGAGTATGGTTTCAATATTGCAGTTTCAGCACAAGATGAGAACAAAAATCGTCTTGGACCAATCTATCATAGCATCACTCATGGCGAAGGATCATTATTATTGATTCTTCTTAAGAAGGCTGTGGAGACTATGTATGGTTGGTAATAATAATATACCACAATGGATTGCAACAGCACTTAATTTAATTGGTTTAATTATTAATGCAAAAAAATCTCCATGGTGCTGGCCATTATGGATAGTTGGTTCAATGATTTTTATGTTCATTTTTGCAACACAAAAAGATTGGGCAACCTTTAGTTTATTTGCTGGATATCAAATAATAAATATTTATGGATTATATGAATGGATAAAAAATAAAAATGACACAAGCAGAACTATCACATGAACTATTGGCATTAAGTAAAGTATTATTAGAAACAGAACAGCCGTCTGGGGCTTTATATTCATTATCTGAACAATTACAAATTCTATCTAGGTCAGCATTAGATTTAGCTACTAGAAAAAGTCGTCTTGAAGTTTCAAAAAAGAAACGTTTGACTGTATAAACTAATACCGCCTGAGAGCAAGTCTAATCCTGTTAGACTATAAAAGAACCCAGCAGAAATGCTGGGTTTTTTCGTTTGTATATTCAATTGTTTTTATTAGAGATATTCAAGCTCTGTCCATAGAGCGAATTCTTTAGCACCGACACTTGTTGGACTAGCACTTAAGGCAACATACCAATCGTGCTGAGTATCTGCTGTATTCCCACCATTTGGAGATAGACCGCTAGTACCGGGGCTATCAACAAGGCTCAGTGTAGTTCCAGAACCCTTAATATTAATCCAAGCAGAGTCACCACTACCTGTTAGATTTTGAATTGTTGATGGATGAATAATCTCGGCAGCGTAAAGGTTTACGCCAGATGGATTATTGTTTTTATTACTTCTATCATATGCGTATATCTTTGCATTTTGAATCTTAACGGCACTAGTATGACTAAACCGAATATTCAAAGTAGATAGATAGTTGGGTAGTTGTAGAAGATTAATTCCACTACCAGTTTGGCCGACAATAACACCGGAAGTGTTTAGATATTTACAGTTATCTGCTTCTGGACCCTGTGCGGTTCCAGTAGAATCAGTAATAAATGTTCTTCCGTTATAAGAACCGACAGAAATACTATATCCAAAGCCGGAATCATTGTAGAATCCCAAGCCGCTACCAGCTATGTTATTAATATTTGTGCCTTGTCCAGCTAAAAAGTCGATACTTGCCATAATGTTAGCTCCTAGGATTTATATAAAATAGATATATCTAATTAAATTATACAGTTATCTAATCAATGTATAATCCAAATTTATTGTTTTCCGAAGTACCCCGTTGGCATTAAGATTCCACGCTAGCATAGTTTCTGGATGAAATGGAATATTATTTTCCATTAGCCAGTCAAAATTATTATATAAACTACAATAGATACGCATTTCTTTTAGATGTCCAGCACCAAAAGTATCATTACTAGCATATCCATCAATTAATCCATAATGAGGCTGAACCGGAATGCATACACTTCCAGATTCAATCTGATTTGTCAAGTCAACTTGATTATTATACATTGAATCAAATCTAGCTCTTATGACTATATCATACTTAGTTCCAGTTTCGCCAATATAATCATTCAGCAAAGATAAGGCTTTGTTGAGAGAATACCACTGTGAAACAATGCTTTCTGTCTTAGTTCCGCCGAATGGAGTTTTTGGTCTAAATCTATCAATATTTATTTTTGATTGAAACTCTAGTGCGTTTTCGATCGCTAGTTTCTTTGGTTTATATATATCTATAATTTCCTGTTCGTTGATTTTGGTACTAAAGTCATAATCATTATGAACCTTAATAACTTTACCCGTTGTATCCCATGTATGAATAAAAAAATCACACTCTCTATTATGTAATATATTACTAAATAAAGAATTATATGTTTCTTTGTATGTTCTAACTTGTCCTGATAAAATTACTGCAATATTATTCATGTAACATCCAGTGTAATATCCTCAACATCTAATCTGACAACAACATAAACCTCATAGTTTATGAAAGACGTTGTAAATTGTCCTAATGTATAACCTCTAGTAGCATTTCCTGCCCAATTTCCAAATGAATGATTAACATTTGTAGGAGGCAAACTAGTAAAACATTCATTTACACTTGGTATAGATGTTTCTCCAGAAAAATTACTTATAAGAGTTCCTGTACCAGATTTAGTGTCCCACCTCTTATATTGTCCTTCTACCCATATATCATTTGGAGTGTCGGTTCCACCGGCACCATCGGTCATTGGTAAAAATACAGTTGGTTTGGCTAGAAATTCTACAGTTCTATTAAGCCATTTTCCAGCTTCTAAAGCAACCTTAGAAACAATTAGATTTTTAGTAACTTGGCTATACTGAAAGTTTGTTGGAGTGCCAGTTGGGAAAGTATTAACTTGATAGGTAAAATCAACTCTTACGTTAGTATACATTTTATTTGGACCAGAACTAACTGGAGTCCAATTGCTATCTGCGTTTGCTTCTGCATCTGCAAGACTGCTCCAATTATCAATTCGTGATTGACCACTGCGTGCGTATGTTTCATAATAGTAAGCCATTGTTGGACTTACACCATTAATATGAGTAGAATCTGTTTTAACTGGTCTGGCAAATCTTTTCATCATATTTAGAAGAATTTGAATTTCTTCAAATATCCAAGGCCCAACAACTTCGCCAAGATCTAAAAGTGCCCACTTATAAATTGTTACTAATTGTGGTAGCTTTTCATCTGATAACACCCATTGCCCACCAAGTCTTTTATATATCAGTCCATCTGATAAATCTCTAGCTATATCGCCATCTGCGATAGGACTTCCATCTTGCCATTGTGTTGTTGGAAAATATGGACCACGAATAAACTCTTTAGGAAATTTATGTGTAGGAGCATGTCCTCCTAAAGCAGCTTCGTAATCAGCAATAGTAATAAATGGCATATTTGAAACGCCATCCACTTCAGCATCTGGATGAATCCATAGTCCTCCATCCGCATTTGAAACTGAGGCAGTACCATAAGATAAATTTATAATTATTTGATATATTGATTTTAAACCATCAACATATATACTACAAGCATTCTGTCCTACCTGAAAACGATATATGTCTTCTACTCGAAAATTATTAAATGTTGCATATTGACGTTCTAAAACCGTTCTATATAAATCGGTTAGAAAATCAACATTTGTCCAATTAACCGACGCCATTGTTCATCCTTGGATAATCCCAAACAATTTTTCCGTTTATTGTTGATAAAACCGCATAAGAACCGGGACCGGGCCAAAATTCTAATGCAGCACCTATTTTACTATTTTCGCCGCTTGGTCCGGCAACATATCTTAAAATCTGATTTGTATTTGTACCAGATGATACTGTTAAATATTCAACATTACGTAAGTATCCAGAATTTGAAGTCTGAACATCTAAGCCTCCACCGCCACCAAATTCAAATTGCAAGTTATCAGATCTCTCAGGAATCTGAACCCAAACTTTCGTACCGGATGGAACAGAACGTTTATTTACTTCATAAATAGAATTCTTTGTGGTAGTGCCCTGTCTATACCAAGATGCACCAGATGGAGGATCGATTAATGTTCCGCTCGGACCAACCATCTTTTCTTTCCAAGAATAAGCACCATTAGAACCACTGGCCAATACTTCTGCCCAAAATCCTCTTGGTGCAGTCCACACATTGTTTCTTCTATCATATCTTAAATCAATTGGTGCAGCAATATAATCAGCGGGGTCAACCATCCATCCATTTGTTGAATATCCGGTTCCAGCTTTGAAGGTCTTCTTAGTAGTAGTCCAATCACCAGAAGGCCAAGGTTTACAATCAGTAGTATATCCCCAACCAACACCAACAGCGGGAAGTCTAAAACCAACTCCTCTAGTGTTGCTAATATCTCTAAATTGATCTACACTGCCACGATATTCTGTATCAGACATCATGTGTGGCATAGCGTCACCGCTAGTTGCAGAATATCTATCTAAAAGAACGTCGGTTTTTGTTTCGTCCCATTGAATTGGTAATTGGTCAACTAGATTTGGTGACATTCCAGAAATTGACACACTGCTTACTGGTGCATCTTTGTGAAATGATGGAAATCCGCTAGCCTGACGCTGTGTTTTATATGGCATAAAAATTGCTGCAAGATCAGATCCAGCAGAATTGCTATACTTATCAGAGCCAAGACTACCAATAATATACTCATAAGAGCCAGCGTCCTTTAATGAAACGCTGACTCTATCGCTCCTAGAAGCTACTGTTTGATCATTAGCATTATTTCTAAATGTTGCTATAATACGATCGTACGTCTGAGTATTATTTACATTAGATGATCCATCTTTAGATAATTGTTCAAACGAAGGCATTTTTACTCCCTAAATCTATTCTTACCAAACGCTGCGGTATACAATAGGTTATTATTAATAACTTCAGGTAGTTTTTCTCTATTGTCTATTCTAGCACGACTAACATTATCATAATCTTCTTTACGATAAGTTCCGGGACGTGCTGCATATGTAGCAAAGTTATAAGTTGTTTTAACTCCACCTGTAGAGAAATCAACCGAAACATTTGTTAAGTTACTATTAAATCCAAATCTCTGTGCTGGTCCAAATTCCGGGAACCCGGCACATATGATCGAAGCACTATCGAGATTTTTTACATCAGCAAGAGTTCTTGCTAGTCTTTCAAATCCTGCATTATCTAGTCTCTGCATTGGAGTTAATCCATCTACAACTGCATTTGGATCAACATCTTGCGGAGTATAGAAATTCCAAGGCACTAGGCTTTCGTCTACATCAACCTTTACCATTCCTGTTGCATCTGCATATGTGTAAAACCAAGGGCCATAAGTAACCCAAGTGCTTGTTAATGGAATGATTATGGCTTTTAGATCCATAATTTTTTCGCTTATATGATTCCATTGGAATGGATTGCTTGCAAATTCATGTATCTGCTTAGCCCAAGTCTTCATAACCTCAGTAGCATATGAATAGAAATCTAATCCTAAACCATCTGCTACACTCTTTATCATCGCTCTAACTGTATTATCTTTCTTAACAAAATACCACAAAAATTTCATTGCTCCACTTTTTGTTGCAAGAAATTCATCATCTAATTGATCTTCTTTAATTCTGTGCATTAAAGTAGAATCTGTTGGATCAAAGCTAACATCGGATGATAGTTCTACTAATGCTAAATCTGGTCGTTTAACCAATTGATTTACAGAAGCAGAGATAAATACATAATTAGGATTACGTTCTGCAATTCTATTCGGTCTAAATTCAGACGACGGAATATCTTGGAACATAGCCTGATTAATACCATTAGAATTAAAGTTAATATTACCTTTTGGCTTCCAGTCCATTACAACCATTGGTAAAAACCTACCGTCTTCTGCCATAAATTTGCGACGAATCTGTTCTTCTTCGTCTGATGGTGTACCAGTGCTACTTAAGCCATCAAATTCTGCTGGAACATTTTCCCAAAATCCGCGTTGATCAACAGTATATTCAATTTCTGGCTTATTGATTCTTGTTGGAACTGGTAGACCAGCCCAGATTCTTTGCATTATAATAGATTGTGGCAAACATACTAAGAACTTCTTGCCCATATGCTCTACCGCATATTGACGCACTAATTCATAAATTAATTTAAAGAACTTAAATTTAAGATTTAGAATATTACTAACATTAAGTCTTAGAGTTTCCCATGTCTCATCATTCTTTTGAACATATTTATTTCCATCTCTAATAAATTTTTCTTGAACGTCAGCCAGTCCAGAAAAATCCCACAAATATGGAGTAATATCTACCTTACGTAAATCTGGAGTCTGTCCGGCATCTTTTGCGGCCAATATCTGTCTATTAACAGAACTCCAAGATGGAGCAGGAAGTCCTAGTGCGGTGGCATATTGAGGATAATATAATCTAAAAATATTCCAAAATGCCATTTCACTATCGGCGGTGGTAGCTGCTCTTAAAATTTCTGTATTTAATGGAATTCCACGAACATATCCGTTTAACTTTACAGCAGCACCGGGTTGAATATCTTCAATATATGCAAAGGGTCGATCGTCAGATAAACCATCATCTGTTAAGAATGTGTCATTGTGGTTTACAACACGAACTTTGAAATTCTTAACTCCTATCTTAATTTGCGGAATAGCTTCAATTACTTTACCGTATCTCTCCGTTTTCTTATCGAAAACTAAGTGATCTAAAGACAAAAAGGGTTCAATCAGAGGATATGCGTGATCGTCTGGTGTAAATCCCCAGAATGGTAAAATTGCACCGCTATCAACATTAAATGTTTTATTTATATCTGTTACATTACTTCCATCTTCTGGGGCATTAGAAACCACAGCAGAGCCACCAAATAATCTAACTTTGATATCAGCGGGAAAGGCATTATAATCTTCTTTTAAGACATTACCATCTTTAGATAGATGCATACTTTCCAAATAAGAAGATGGATATGCTACATAATTAGAATTCTTATGTCCACCAATAACTATGCTACTATTTGCTTCATTTCTAAATTCGCGTCCAACTTTAGCACTCTCGATAATTCCTTCATTTCTTATTAAATAAGCAGAAAGATCAGCAACGGTTAAAGGATCGTCGTTAGTACGCTTAATACCTCTAAATTCTACAACAACTTCGTTAGAAGATGCTTTACGTGCAATGGTTACGAAATCAGAACCGCTATCTTGCGTTATCCTTTGTATCAAACCATTTAGATCGATTAGTTCATCGTCTATTCTGTAGAAATCTGGGACATTATTGAATGTTTCACCAGTAAAATAGAATTCGAAATAAATATCATATAGACGAACACGAACACTATGAAGTACATTTAGAATCTTGTACCAGTGCATACCGTATTCGTTACGATTTGATTCCATGCCATAATTATAGTATCCAAAGATATCTATAACATTATCAACTGACTGATATCTGGGAGCACCAGCACCAATGTTTTGCGATAGCGAGAATCCACTAAGCAAACACTGAACACCAGATAAAATTTCTTTTACATCTGTTAGAGTAACAGAGATAATTCGTCCAGATGTATTAATTGCGTCTACATTATAACTTGTGCAGATGCCAGCAAAGTAGAATGGAACATTGAGTCCATCAAATCCGCCTTGATTTAGAAGAGTATTATCAGGATAAAATATAGGTTCACCAACTCCACCGCGAGGCAAACTAAAAGCCCACAAAGATGGAATTTCGGGCGTTATAAATAAATCACCATTCTTGGTGTCTTCAACAAGTGTTATACTAACTGAGCTTGAAGTACCATTGAAGGACATAGACATATTAACTGATAATACGCTACATCCCATGAAGTGATAAACACCATTCTTGATGTATGTATCACTTACGCCATAAGTTGTCTTTGATAAAACCGATTGATACGGTGAAGGTATTTGATATCCCATGATTATCCTGCTGATGTATTATTTACTCCACTAGGAACTCCTAGCACTGTCTGACCCTCTGGCTGTAGAACCCACGATACCTGTCTGCTATACTGTCTCTTAATTGGATTCCACTCCTCGTCATTACTTCTGACGTAATAGTATCCTGCTGATGGCTTCAGGGCATTAATGATAGCGTCTGTATTTGGCTTGGCAGAGTATAGAGATGCCAATGACGATACGGACATAGTGCTTGTCGATGGTGCCATCGTCGCACTAATAGATACAATCCGTTCTGGTAAAGTCTTAGTATTCATATACTGAACAACCGGGCCGTTTTGACGACCGGGAACCTGTATTTGTGCAAATACATCTGTAGATCCAGTATCATGAACATTTATTGATTCATCAATAGCGTCTGTTATAAGTAGACCAGATACGGCTGAGAATGAGCAAGAATATCTTACAGCACCAGCCAGTTCTTCGTATGAAACCTGTTTAACAGTAAATACTGGATTAAGTACATAACCACTTGGTACATATGTAGTTAGTCTTGTGTATATATTAGGCTCTACTGATAATCCAAATGCTGATTTAGCATTACTTATCTTTAAAGCATAATTGGAATTCTTATCTGCAAAACCAACAACGTTACCATTTGCTGTGACAGTTATTCTACGCGGGTCATTTTGTTCATAACTTACACTGGCACTAAAATCTTCTTTATAATTACCATTGGGATTATATATAAAATTTTCACTTAATTGCCAAGAATATGCCGTTGGACCAACTGTTTCAACAGTTGACCTGTTCCAAAAATTATCTGAATCACTTAATAGCGGATTAATAATCTGTGTCATATTTAGACTATCAGTACCGCCAGTAACAACAGACATATCTCCAGTAGTAGATAAACTATATGACCGTAATCTACACCATTCTTTTGCTTCTTGTAATGGATCATTGGCCCCATCTGGTCCATATGTTAGAAAACCAGTGGCACTCAGATTATGTGATATACCATAAGTGCCATCTTCATTTTCTGTAATGTTCCAAGTTTCATTTCTGCTGCTGAGATTTTCTGCTGCTTCTCCATCTGTTTCTACTAATGAACTTCGTAGAACAACAGTATAACTTCCGCGATTTACCCATGTTCCATTGCTAAAGTTAATACTTTCGACTGTACAATAAGCGTCTATTGTATTTGGTCCACCACCTCCGGGCGTTTCTATTTCTAATCTTCCGCCGTCTCCAGAGAATAATCTGCGAATTCTTTTTTGCTCTGCAAGCACTCCCTCCATATTAACAAAATCTTGTGCGGCTGGAGAATCAAGAGACGTATCAATATTAACAATAGTTCCTGTTAAGGTAAAAACATATTCTGGACGAAGTTTAAGTGTTCCTTCATCACGAATATATGTTTTATTAATATCAACTAATGGTGCAGGAATTAATTCTTCAACACCATCTGGGCCATGGTAGCGAACTGGCATGTTAGTATCCTCTTGTAAATAGCGAAATATGCGAATTCATATTATCTTTACTTAGAGTATACAAGTTAAGTATACCACTAGAAGATCCTGTAACTCCATATGTATATAAATCGATCGCATTTTCATTTGGCTGGTCGGCCTGCATAAATAAATTTATACTATTGTTTGATCCAGAAGCAGTTTGTAAAAACATATTCATAGAAGCGGTTAACGGTATATGGTTTTCTGATAATCCATCTCCTTCTAAGAATAATGATATATTATTAGAATGTGGGAAACCGCCTCCGTATCCACCGAATATTACTGCTGGCAACGAATTATCAACCATAGTTCCATATCCAGCGATATACATATTCATAAAAGATTGTTTTGACGTAAGTTTACGTTCACCTTCAATGAATAGGTTTATGCTAGAATTAGTTGGATCTGCCTTAAGGAATAATGGCAATTGATTTAATTCATACGAAGTTCCAGAAGTAGATCCTGTCATTGATAAATTTAATGAACCAGAACTTGCAACAGGAACAGAACCTTTTAGAAATAGATTCAATGCACCGGAAACAGAAACAGTATTTACTATAGGAAGTGATCCATAGCCTGTCGTAGTTAGTGCTCCTAATTGAGCTATGTCTAATGTCTCAAGATCAATTGGCATTATTTATCTCCTGCTTCAAGCTGGCGGATAGCAATAGCTAATTTTCCTCTTAGTTCTTGTTCCGCAGCACTGTTGCCAAGCTGATTCATTAAGTTTCTCATTACTTCAATGACAATGTGTTTAACAGCGATATCTTTACCAACACCTTCAAATCCAGTAACATTTAGATTTGCATCTACCTTAAGCTTTTGGTCTCCGCCAAACTTTGCTTCCTTAAGTGCATCGCGAACGCTATTAAGAGCAGCAATTGCCTCTTTCGAGCCACTGCCTTTGGTAGATAAGTCCATTATTGCCTTAGAGATGTCATTAAACATTTCATTTGATTGCTGAACTTTTCCTATATTGTTTAAACGATTTTCAGAATGTCTTACATCATAATTAGTAAGTATAGGATTCTTTGGTACAGAAACAAATTCATTACTACGTCCATTATCCGATGTAGTTGTTGGTGCCTTTGGTGTCTCTGGATTAGCAATATTGCTAGGCTTATATGGAACAGTATTCTGTCCAAACTGCTTACGAATAGCATCGTTGATCTGTTGTAAGTAATACAACTGTTGATCTTCGATATTGGCAGATTTATCGAAAGCTTCTTTACGAGCCTTTTCGTCTGCGATAAGCTTATCGAAGTTCTTTCCAGTAGGATCAGCAACATTTAATCCAGATAAGAATTGCAGAACCTCAGCACGTCCAGCGGAAGTTACGTCTGTTCCGGGAACGTAGCGACTTCCAAGTTTCTCTAATGACTGAGTGCCTTGGATAAATGATTCTGAGCCGCCAATTCCTGCTGTTCTGTTTGCAAGATCCTTAATCTGATCTGGAGAGAATCTATTTAATAAATCGGCAACGTTTTTAGCACCACCAGCACCAGTTCCAGCAAAGATATTATCAGCAATGCCATTTACGAACGTAGCATTTGCTTGAATCTCTGCACGCTGGTCAAACGGTGTTACGCCTAGATTTCTGCTAGTATTAATGCTATTACCTACTGATTTACTTAACTCCTCAAATTTAGCTCTAAAAGCACTAATGATATTAGCAGATCGTGCAAGTTCATCATTATATGCATCTTGTGCTGCACGTAGCTTGACGAAGGCATCGCCGGCCTTCTCCATGTCTGTTAGAACTTTGCCGCTAAACGGATCAACATTAGTGTTGAAGTTTTTCTGTGCATTTAGTAGGTCGTCTGAAACACTACCGAATCCACGACTATTCTTAGATGCTTCATCGATAATCTTATCTAGTCCAGCAACAATTTCATTTGTATCAGCACCAAATGCAGCACGTCCACGAACCTGACTGATTCGTGTGCTTGTTAATTGTGTTTCGAGTTGAACTTGACGCTGTAATGAATCACGACTTCTGTCATATGAAACAGCAAGCTCACGAATTTTGGAGTTAACATTCTTAATCTCAGCCCCAAATCTTTCGACAAAGAGTTTGCCATTCCCTAGATCTTTTAATCTATCTTCTGCAAATTTAGCGGCATCGGTTCCGCTAAACTGTTCACCATTAGCACGAGCTTCTGATTTGATTTTATCAAAAATAACACCAATATCATTCTTAGCTTCTTCAGTTTGAAGTTTGAATTTCAAATCATCATTTAGATATCTATCTAGTAGTTTTTCAACTGCTGTACCAGCAGTCTCTTTCTGACTGTCTAAGAAAACCTTACCAGCAGTACCACGTAGAGCACCACTAGCAGCATCTTGAATGCTTCTTTGGATTATTGCAGTATCAGTGAATACTTGTCTCTGGTGTCCATTCAAGAATCCAGAAGTATTGTTATCAATTACAGCACCAGCACTTAAAGAGTTAAACGATGCACCACTTGGGATTGATGATAAATCGTTAGTTATTTTATCACCAAGCACCTGTGCTAACTGTTCAGGAATGCTAAAAGAATTTCCTTTACCAGTTAATGCATTTGTAAATTGTTCTTTAAATGCACTACCAATATCTCTTACGCCAGACTCAGATTCAATTTGCTTAGTGCCTCTTGAGTTAAAAACATTAGCACCGCCATATCTAAAATCATTTGTGAATGACTGTAAATTGTCCTTTGGATTATTTAATATGGAATTATTAAGTCTGCTAAATTGTTCTTTAGCTTCATCCGCTTTCTTCTTAAGATTTTCTAATGAATCTTTTAATAAATTAGCACCACCATTTAATTTCTCAAATGAATGGAATAAGATATCTGATGCTCTTGCATTAGCTTCTTCATCAGATATAGGCTTGCCGGATTTTTCTGCTGCTGTCTTAAGATTTTCAGCTAATTCTTTAGTTAGTCCAATAGATGCAATTGTTTGTAAATCTTTACCCTTAGCTTCAAGCTTGGCCACAGTGCCATCTTTAAGACCACGTTCGATTATACTAGTTGCTCTGCTTTGGATATTAGAAAGTAATGCAGCACCGCCTTCGCTATTTAATGCTTCTTTTAATGCACTATCTCTATCTGCACCTTTATTATCATATGAAGAAAAACCTAATGTTCCTGTTTTTTCAAGAATATTCTCAAAAACCTGATTCATAGCAACAGCAGAACTAACATTATTTTGTGATCTAGCAGATGCACCAAATAATTGACTATTTACAGTTTGATTTGCTTCTCCGCGAGAACCAAAGTATCCATAAGCACCACCACCGATTGCACCAGTAATAGCACCAATAAGTCCACCGATAGCGGTTCCAACTATAGGAACAACACTTCCAATACCTGCACCAAGTAATGCTCCAGCTTGTAAACCAGTTGATGCACCAGCAAATCCGCTTTCTTTTCTAATAGAAGAAATATTTAAACTTGATCTTTCTGCAACATTCGCAACAAGGTTGCCATTAGCATCAGTGAATTCACCAAATTCTTGATGTGCTCTGCGTGCAAAACCATCAAAGATTAATCCACCAATCAATGAGATGGCGGCTGGACTATTGATTACTCCCTTTAGAGTAGCTGTAGCACCACTAATAGTTTTATCTACTCCTGCATCAAAGAGCTTGCCAAGACGCGATCTGCCGGGTGCAACAGCACTGCCTTGATATATATCCTTGCCAACCTGAGTAGTTGTGATATTTAATGTTTTATTATAGTCAACTAGTGACTTACGGTTTTCCGCAAGTTGTGTCCTATATTGTTCTTCTTCTGCTATTTGCTTCTTATAATTTGCATAAGTTCCCTTGACGCCAGCAAGGTATTCTCTCTTGGCTTCTCTAATTTGCTTCTCATCAGCACCAGAAGCTCTTAACTGCTTTTCATAATCACTTAGGCTCTTTACAATTGCAGAACGCTGTGTCTTTTGTGCTGCTTTTGCTGCGTCATCTAATTGAAATGGTGTTGCATTCTTCTTGTATAAATCGTTAAGAAGTCCAGCCTTATTGTCTACAACGGCCTGATTATAAGCATCTACTTTACTAAAAGACTTAGCAAAACCAGGAGTAGTTACAATTCGTGTAATTCCAGTAAGAGGACTTGTTACTTTGCTAATATTTTGAACTGGAATATTGCTTGTAAATAATCCTTTTTGCTTGAACTCAGCCATTCGCTGCTTAATAACAATATCTGTTAGGTCTTTATTGCTACTTAAAGATTTATTAAAAGCCGCCTGATACGCTGGATCATTTACATCATATCTAACAGGCTTATTGCGTAGATCTCCCGAACGACGTAAATATTCTTGCTGTTGAGCATATTTACGAGCACTGGCAATATCGGATGGAGAAGCAAGAGTTCTAGTTAGGTCAAGAAGCTTTCCAGACGCCTGTTCTGTAGCGGCATACTTATACAGTTCTCCTCTTGCATCATTACCACTATGATTTGGTAAACCAGCAAGTAGAGCGTTTGCAAATCCTGGTGTATTCTTTAATGCAACAACTCGTGCATCCAGAACACGAGAGCCTAAGCCCCTGTTTTTCTTTAGTGCTTCATTGAAGTCGTTTTGAAATTGATCAAATTCAATTTGAAATCGTTCTTTTAATATACGCTGATTAAGTTGTGAATTTTGAATTCCTTCTTCTGCTGCACGAATTCTTGTTGCACGATCAATATCGGCTTGAGGAGTGCGTGCAAAATTAGCTTGAGTATAGTTATCAAGAGCAGATTGACCGAACTTGATTCGATCTAATATTCTATTATATCTAACAGAACCGGGTTCTGCACGAGTTCTAAAAGTTTTACCAGTGCTTCTGTCAAATTCATCATAGAAACCAAACTGTGCTAAACGACGAACTCTTTCGCTATTTGCTCTAATATTCTGACGAAGTCTATCTTGTTGAGTAATGAATGGTCCATATTCAGGACTATTTTCTTGAGCCGTAATTGGTCCCTTTTTGAAGAATCCAACTAGACCACCAATACCATATGGATTAAGAACTCGTCCCTTGGTTGACGGTGCTGTAAATGGTGCAGGGGCTATTTGTCCAACCTGTTCATCAAACGTAGAAGTGGTGAATGCACTTCCTTCTGATCCAAATGCTCTTCCTATTGCACCTTTGACAACACCAATTCCACGGAAGAAAGCTGGTAATGCACCAAATGCACCAAGAATGCTTTTTAGTGCTACGAGTTTTAATGCAGTTGCTACGAATGGAGTTAGTGCATCTAAGCCATCAGCAATTGATTTAGCCAGACTTGCAAATTGCTTAACTAGATCCTGAATATTTGAATCATTAGCTAGTTTAGCGAACACTTTATCGAATCTAGCACCAACACTTGCTAATTGAACATCGATACGTTCTAGACCCTTAGCAGTATCTTGTGAAAGAGAACCAGCAGCACCATCTGCTTCCTTAAGTGCTCTTAAAAATTTACTAGTATCAGCACCACGCTGAATATCTCTTAGTAGAGGTAGTAAGAACTTGCCTTGTCTAATATCAGATAGCTTTTCAATAATAGGCTGTAATTCTTCATCGCTAAAGTTCTTGGTAGCATTTGCCACTTGAACAAATCTATCAGCTACAGATTTTAGAGAACCATCAACTTCTCTAATTCCACCAACATTTTTAGTGAGTTTCTCAATGAAGTTAATAGAATCTGGTCGCTGTAATCTTTGTGAAATTGTATTTAGACCAAAACCAACCTGAGAAGAAGATAGACGAGTCAATGATCTAAGTGCAGTAACAGTGGCAGCGAATTCTTTAAAATTACCGCCAGCAGCAGCAAAAGCAGCACCACCAGATTGAACAGCAGTGAAGATGTCTCCCGATTCGGCAGCGAATTTCTTAGCAACTCGGCTGGATACATCAAGTACAGAGTTTAGATCAGAAGCAGATAGATGGAATTGGTTAACAGCAGCAATAGCACCTTCTGTTGTTTCTTTGATGTCTCCGAACGTTGCCGATAATCTACTCTTGGCGATTGCTTCGGTTGCCTTGACAATCTTTTCGCCAGAACCACCGAATTCATCACCGGCCTGTGCAAGAGTAACTGCTATTTGTAGAATGTCTTTACCAGCAAGACCATATTTCTCGCCAAGATCTAAGACGTTTTTACCAACTTGTGCAGTTTCGCTACTATTGCCATCTAAAACCTGATTAAGTCGATTGAACTCAATATTTAAATCTTTAACGTGAGAAGCAGCAGTTCCAATTGCCTGAGTAACCTGAAAGAAGGCTGTAGCAGGAATTAAGTATGCACTTAAACGTGCAGTTGTAGCACCAACTCTATCTGCGAATGTACCGAGAGCTTGGCCACTTTCTTTAATAGATTTAGTAACTTCTTTATGAGAATCTGCTACTTTGTTGTTATTAGTAACTAATCTAGTGGGATCTGGTGTATTTGGATTTGGTACTCCTGCACCACCACCAGTATTACCCGGACCCCTACCAGAACCTCCACTTCCGCCACTGCCTCCACTTCCTCCACGGGGACCATTAAATCCAGATCCATTTCTTCCCGCTTCGTTAACAGTTCTTACAGTAACAGGATTTTTAATAAAATAATTTTGTACCTGATTTCTAAATGCTTCTGCTTCTGATTGTCTAAACTTTAATTCAGGTATTGCAGCATTCTTAAGCAAAGAATTAATTTGCTTAATAGACTCTTTGTCGAGTTCTACCTTTACTCCTCTCAAAGCAGATTCTACTTGAGATTTAATACTATCAGTTCCACGAGCTATCTTTAAGCTGACAGGAACTTCTTTTAAACCATTAGAAATCTTAGCAGAAAGATCACCAAGACTTTTTGTGTCTGGTGCAAAATCTAGCTTGGGTTTGACAAGCTTTTCGAACTTATCCTTGATATCTTTGAAACTTGCAGCAGATGCAGTAATATTGATATCTTTTAAAGCAGATTCAACATTCTTCCTAAGCGAAGAAACATCGTCAAGACCAACTGAAAGTTTAACATCAGGATTTGGCATGTCATACCCTCTAAAACTTAAGTTATAAAATACAAATTACTCTTTTTGTTGAATTTGTAAGTTTAAACAAAAGAGCAACTTATTCTGCTTTATGTTCGGACTCTACTGCTTCATTATTCTGATTTGATTCATTTAGCACAACTGGAGTACCAGTCTCGTCGTCAACGAATGGAGCCTCTTCGACAATTTCGCCTTGAAGATTATCAAATCGCTTTTGAAGCTTTTCTTCTAGCTCTTTAATTGGCTTACCGAAACGATCAACCTTCTCGCCGGTTTTACGATCAACATAGTTAAGTTCATCGTCAATAAAACCATATTTCTTTAGCCAACGATTTTCTGGTAGACGCTTTTCAAACTCTGGATTAACATTGAAGATTACGTCGTACGCTGTAACTGATGCTTGACGATAAGCATCACTAAGCTTATCGTTTTTCATATCTTCAAATGAGTTCCAATAGTTATCACCACTATCTGAATAAACGGTGCAAGAATATACTAGATAGTCCATCTTTTCGGCTTCTGCTACTGATTCAATCGTTGTGTCGTCGAAAATTTGACGCTTGCTACTAACGCGAACAATTTCCTTACGTTTCTCCATTGTCGCAATGGCTAATTCTCGTCCTTCGCTCATCTTTAGTCCGCCCTTGCGAAGTTTTGTCAATAGAACATCAATTTCATCATTGAGAGTTTGAATCTTGGTTTCATCTTCATCTGTCCAGACTCCAGAGGTCTTTAAGAAATCATTAACCTGTGAACGTAATAGAAGACGTTTTCCACCACTTTCGCGTACCAACGAAGCAATCTTTGAAGCATATACTTTATCTGCTGCTTCAATATCTTCATACTGCGGAGTTCGGACACAAAGAACCACTTCCTTACCGCTATCTTCTGTAATTGTAAATTCCTTACGATTCATTATTTCTCCTCGATCTTATTTGATTCCTGAACAATAAATGTTGTCTTGTATCGATTCCACACTACCTCATACATATCCAGCTCAGCATATAGATTTCTTTTTTGCTGATTACCATTATTTAAAATGTTATTTCTACACTGTTTCCACTTAGCTCTATTAACCTTCTCTTCGCTGGTTAATTCTGATTCTGGTTTTTCGTGTCCCCAAAAGTGTCCAAATGCCATTTCAAATTGACTAAGTGGATAGATCATAGTTGTATCAATCTTCTTAGCCAAGATTTTCTTTAATCTTTCACGAAACTTATCTTTTATATCCTTAAGTTCCATTTTATTTACTCCTATTCTTAGCTCCTTGTGAAGCAAGTCTATTTGCTTCAAGTTTTAAATCCCTTGCTACATCTGGCAAATCGCATTCTGCGACAACACCGTTGTCTAAGATGGCCTTTTGCCTTTGAGCAATTCTTATTCTGCCGCCAACATCATTTAATTGATATACTTCTCTTGCACCCTCAACGTCTGCTGGTATAAATACCTCTTGACCGCCGGGGCCATTTATGCTGCCAATAGCTTGCTCTGTAGCTTGTTTACGAACTTCTGCATCAAGTCTATCACTTTCTTGACGATACCATGCATCAAATTTATCATCGTCCTTAATTATATCTTCGGTCGGACGATTGGTACTTTCATATGCAAAATCGTAAATTCGGCTCCACAAAAGCAAGGCGTATTGTAGTTCTGTCGTTTCCACAAGAGAATGCGGAAACAGGGGTGTACTAGTATCTTTTGAAACTGTCCAATACAATCGCCATGGATCTGTTCTAGCTAACTCTCTCATCTGAGCCTCAGAAAGAGAGCCTTCATTGTAGTAATATACACACAAAGCGTCTAAGAAGTTTGGATCAGAAAGAAGTTGATGATTTGGATTTCCGTCTACCGAAGCAATATTAGATATAATAAAGCGTTTTTTTGCTCTGTCGGCCATAAAATCAATAGTAATGCTCCAGAGTTGATTTTTTATAGATTCAAGCTCTTGGATTCGTTTCTTGCCTTTATCTATTGTTTCTTTAATTGCTCTTTCTTGAACTTTATGGAATTTTAGAGATGGAAGTTTAGATTGCAATTCTTTTATATCTTTATATAATCCATCGAGTTCTAGTTGTTTTGCGTTGGACCAAACACCATCTCTTTTTAGAATTTCATATGAATCTTCTAATGTTATTACATCGTCTTGGGTTTTAGATTCGTCATAAATTTTCTTATACTTCCAATCGGCTTCAGACATTAATGATAAGGTGGGATCTGAAAACTTCACATTGTAAGTATTTTCTCTATGTTTAATAGTACCATAGAAAGTTCTATTGATAACCCTACGTACTAAACGCTCTCTTTCTGAGAATTCCATAGATGCTCCGATTCCTTGTTAGCTTGACTAACTTCCTTAAGATTAAATATAATCTCTGACGACACAATTCCTGCATATCCAAGCTTTATAAGCTCTATCTCATGAGACTGTTGTGGATAAACAATCTCACCTTTTTTATGACTATTCCAATCACAAAATAATCGTACTGCCATAATAATTTATACAGTAAATAAAAATAGCCCGCTTTCGCGGGCTACTTCATTATTTGTTATTATAAACCGACTATTAAAGTCCTTCGGGGTCCGAAGGCGAAGTTACGTCTAGTTTATTAAAGTTCTCAAATTGGAATGACATGGTAACAACACCACCTCCAGTATCACCACCAGAATAACTTACACTCTGGAGCTTGTTCTTAGTGCCTAGGTCAAACTTAGTACCATCAGACAACTTGATTAGAATTGGCTCGTTTGTTAGGTTATCAACAGCACTGTTTGCATTAACTAGATCGCCAGGAGCAGAGCCGCCAGCAGTTACGTTAATTGTACAGTTTACGGCTGTTGGGAAGTTAGCATAACGATAATACGGCTTACGGCTACCAAGCTCGTATAGATCTTCACGTCCAAGTGAAACTGAGATTGTCACATCTTGAATGTGTGCTCCGAATGCACCAGCAGACTGAATATTATAACCAGAACCATTGCTAACTGTAACGCCGGGGATGATTGATGGCCAAATTGATCCATCAGAAGCAGCGTTACCCATCTTAACCATCTGACGACGTTGGGTGCCAGAGGCTGGTGAGTCTGTGCCGCTGAATGCACCATTGAATGCATAGCCGGTCTTGCCGTTCCAAACGGTGCCAGAACTTGTAATCCAGATTTTATCATTACCGACGAATGTTACGCTCTCTCGGCAAAATCCCTGAACTGGAATTGTATAGTTTAGGCTGTTAATATACATGCCCGAACAATATGCCTGTGTGCTTGGAGTACCAGATGAGTTATCCTGAGCGTCAGAGAAAATGCTTAGAATAACATCTGCCTTGCGGTTAGAACGATTAAGCAGAGTACGGCTGGTTGCACCGCGAGTACCCAAGTGATAAATTAGAGGATAGCCATCTAGTGCTTTTTCAACAGTCATTTCGATATTAGGAAGGTTTTCGATATTCTCATAAATATCTAGCTGACCTAATTCGAATACCTGTTCTAGATTGAACGTAGTAGTCATGCTGACTGACTGTACGCCGTGAACTGGAATGCCAGACTGTGAAGACTCTGGACCAATAGCGACGTAATGAATGGGATAGAATACACGATAATTAGAACCTGCTGGCATTTTCGTCTCCTTTAAAAGATATAATTATACTTTCTTATATCTAAATACAGTTAAATTTATAATTATATCATCTGGTCTTAGTATGTACTTAAGTATCTATCGATAGAAATAGTATGATTAGTTTCTGAACGGAAAACATTTGTAACGCTATTATAAGGAATAGCTGTAGCTTGTTCTATTTGTGCATATGTCCAAAAATATTGACTTCCTCTATCCGATAGATTAGGATAAGTTATTGCACCACTTGCTAATGAACCATTGTAATTATATGGAAATGGCGACTTATTAATATCATATAAAGTCAAAACTTTTGATTCTTCATTTCCTAATATATTACATAATTTGTAAGCCGAAAAAGCAGTATCAGCGAAAATATGATATGCCACTTCTGCTTTTGCAATTTCGCCACCGCCTAGTTGTAGTGGTTCACTAGTGATATGTTGTAGATCAACAACAACAGATGGTAGCCAAACACGATTTTGTTTTAAAATAGCAGCCATTCCAGAAGGAGATAGTCCGTCTAATGAATTAAACTGCTTTTCGTATTCATGAGTAATTGTTTTCCACTGGCGTGAATTTGTTGAAAAGACATCAATGTTATTAAAGACATATTCGCATTTAACAACATCTGTGCTTGGCAAAGCGTTATTAAAAACCACTCTGCCATTTCTATAGTCTACGTAATGACTATACGTTCCTGTTGTACTAGCTGTTGGATAGAATGTGTTATTAACATAAACTCCAGATACTTGAAAGATTGGCTGATTTCCTTGTACTGCTGATACATCCGTTTCCCAGACCCACGACGGCCCCATTCCTTCAAATACTTTGCCAGATCCACCGCTTCTGTCGTCGTATGTTCGTTTAAGAATCGTAAGTCCAGACGTAGGAAGATTAAACTTAGCAGCAGTATATGCTCCAAGTTCCAATAAACCATACCTAATCCAACTTTTTAGATTTTCTACAAGAATATCATTAACTTCGTATTCGTAGAAACCTTTTGATGATTTAAAAACTGGCATTATTGTGTAGCCTCCAAGTAGTCTGACAACGCTTTAGTAACTCTAGCCTTAATATCTTTCTTAAATTCTGGCCTTTGTGCTATTTCATCAATAAAGTTTCTTGCACCGTTCTCAGGAATAGCTCTTTTGGGATATTCGTATGGAAATTCTGTTACACCTTTCCAAGCAGGAGGTGGACGCAATTGGCCTATGCCGCCAGCACCGCCAGCACGAATTTCTCCTTCGTGTACTTCTCCGTATGAAATACTTCTGGTTTCTCTAAGATCACCTCTAACCATCACCGCTCTATCTGATCTAGAGTGATGTCCAGATACATATTTTTTATCATATGAAATTCCGTAATAATCAATATCTGGAATAGATTCTTTGATTGTGCCAATACCTCTATATGGCTCAAGTAGCCACTTAATCCAGTTAATATCCTTCTTTGCTCGTCTCATGTGTATGTCTGCTTTTTTAGCACCACGCTTTCTTGCCAAACTAACAAATGCTGTGCTCACATATCTCAACGGAGCACCATAGCCCAAAAGTTCAGACTTATATCTACTTGTAATCAAAGCACTAATATTTATAGTTAGTCTTGAACCAACTCCGCGAGAATAATCATTTCTTTCTATTTCGACTCTAACTGTATTTTTCAAGATTTCAGTGATAATGTCTACAGCCTTTTTCGCTAAAAATGACTTAAGACCAAATTCAGCCTGTAAATCTAATCCAACGCCGAATGCACTGCCAGACTGTAAACCAGCAAGTGATCTCATTACTCTATTTTTCTTAAGATACTGCTCTATTACTTTTTCTGTTTCTTTTCTGGCAATATTTTGTACTTTATCAACTCGTTTTTCTAGTTTTTTTAAAGCGGCTTCCTTAGCCTTACGTTCAACAGTTTCACGCAGACTTATTCCAATTTTACCAAGTCTTACACCAGTTTGACGACCAGCCATTAGAGTATACTCCAGTAACTAACAGCATATCTATCTTTAGCTAAGCCAACAGGAATTGGCTGACCAACGAGTTTATATTCACTTTTTAAGATATTTTGACTATCTGCATTTGGAACTATAAATTGACAACGTACTAAATCAGGAACATCGGTAAGAAGTGTTTTAAGTCTTATGGTTCCTCTAGGATCATTAATACCTAAATCTATTGCTTGCTTATCAAATTCTTTTGGTTTATATTGAATTAGTGCTTTTATTGTTTTGGTATTTTCAGAAACATTAGGTGCTGTAGATTCTTGTGTTTGTGTATAATCTGGCTTTCTTATATCTCCGGGTCTAACTGGATCATTAAATTCATCATTTACGTTTGTAATAGTTTCGTAGAAATGGAGAACAACTGGTTTGCCCAGTTGTTTTATAAGATCATCAATATTATCTTGATAAATTTTAATTATATTTGTTAGATCTAAAGCCATTAGTACCTCAAGCAGTCAAAGAATTCAATTATTGCATCTCGTCCCCAATAACCGCTAAAATCTGTAGAAGCTGGGCTGGTTACAGCACGACCCAAGTTCATAGATTTCTCAAATCTTAATTTCTCTAATAGCTTTTTGTAAGCGGCACATGGCCCGTTATCTAATATGTCTTTGTAACCTTTAAAACCACTGGTTGTATCTACTTCTGAATCTCCATCACGAACTCTAATGCCTGTTCCTACTGCGTTCTGATAAGAATTGAGATTTAGCATACATGCAGCTTTAAGAGAAAATAAAGCCATAGCGGTTCTGTCTACTGTTGCTGTAACTGTCGGATCTGGAGAAATATCAACTTCGTCTAAATCAAATGTATATTCAGTAGAAAACGGAAATTCTTGAGCAACAATTAATCCGGCAACAACCAAAGCCTGCTGAATTCTAGAATCATCATATGTTGGAGTATCGGATAGGTCACCAATTAAATGACGAGTCATAATTGTTAAAATATTTTGCCACGCCATATTTACTCCTTAAGAATATTTAACAGATGATTCTATATCAAAACTACGTTTCAGATGTGTAGCACGTTCACCTTGATTTACAATATATAAATTAACATAATACTTGCCAGTAGAAGTACCTAGTTCTGATGATAAAATTTTTACAGTAACTTCTTTATTGGTATTATCAATAGTAAACTTAGCTGGTGAATTAGTATAACTTACAATTAGAATTGGCGTATCGTATTGGTTTCCTTTGCAGATACTTAAAATAATATCATCTACTGTATCTAAATCTACTTCTGTCGGACTTAGATTATATGTTATATTACTAAACGTTAACGAGATGTCCGCATATTGAGGTATCTTATCGCTCATATCAATCCTTATAGTAGATTTACATCAGTAAATAACGTTCCATTTAATAATACAATATTTTCGAAAGTTATATGATAATAGTATGGTATATCAGTTAAAGAAACAAACGCTGGGGTTCCAGTGCCAAGTAGAATAATACCACCGCTTGTGCTAAACGCGAAGTCTATTTGAGAAACAACACTTCCAGAAACAACAGCTCCTCCACTTGAATATGCGGATGATGATACTGTTGATAAGCCTCCGGTTGTTACTCCTCCAGAATTGGAAATAGTTACGTCTGGATACGATTGACCAGATATAACAGTCCCGCCAGAGCCGGTAGACCAAATGCTTACAATGCTAGATCCAGCAGCAGAAACCGCCTGAGCCGAAGAATAGGCAAATACTTGTGTTATTGTACTAGATCCTCCAGACGAAATACCACCACTGTTTGCTATATTGTAAACTATGGCTGGTGTTGATGTACCAGTTGTTACAACACTTCCAGTTGACGATGCATTTATAGTCGTAGTTGAAACATAAGAACCAGAAGCAACCACCCCACCAGAAGTTACTTCTCCAGCAGCTACTACTACTCCATTTCCACTGCCGGAAATTACGACAGAACCAGAACCAAGAATAATGACCGATGGATAATTTGATCCAGATAAAACAACACCACCAGAACTGCTGCCTGAAAAAGATTGACTAAGCGAGCCAGAACCAGTAGTTATAACTCCACCAGAATTTATACCAGTCCAGTTAATATTAGATGTTCCTGAAGCGGAAGCCTTGCCGGAAGAGGCTATAACAAAAGTTTGTGTAGTAGATCCAGAACCGCTTACTATAACGTTACCGGATGAAGAATTAGTAAACACCTGAGCAATCGTAGAAGAACCAGATGTAATGATTCCTCCACTGTTAGTATTGTTAAAAGTGACAAGTGCTGGCGACGTTCCAGAAAGAATAATTCCTCCTGAATTTGATACATTCATAACCTGTGCTATAGAACCAGACCCAGATATTGTACTACTTCCAGAACTCGTATTAGAAAATGTCTGTGTCAAAGTAATTGTATCTGAAAGAACAACTCCTCCAGATCCAGTTATTGTAATCTGACCAGTTCCTAAACCAGATAAAACAATGCCTCCAGAATTAGTTATTGGCTGCGTTTGTGCTGTGGTTCCAGTTCCACTGCTTGTCGCTTTACCAGATGTAGAAATAGGCATAGTTTGGGCTGTACTGCCAGATCCGCTAGAAATACCTCCTCCAGAAGATTTGCCAGTCCAAGATATAGATATAGAACCACTAGTTGCTGCACCGCCACTAGAACTATCGCTATATGTAGTCCCACTTGTACCAATTGTCCACTGAGGAGTAACAGTATAAGTATCAATTGCCGTGCCGTTTATCGTAACACGAAATTGATATATGTCTCCATTGGCCGCTACGCCAGATACGGCAGTTATACACCATTCTAATTCTGTGTATTTATCTGATGTTAAATCTAATGATGGTAATGCATTGGTATCATCGGAAATTTCACCAGCCTGAAAGTCTGTTCCACTGCTCTTTCCGGTTGGTGCTGTTAATTGTGCAGTTGTAGCTGTAGTTCCTCCACTGCTAATATTAGCTGAAGAACCAAGAAGAATTGCTTCGCTTGCTGGTGCTAGTGGAGCTAATGCTAGTGTGAGATAAGCGTGAGTAGTTGATGTATCACCAGTTGCAGTAGTATTTCCAGTGCTGCCAGCAGTTGCTAATCCACCAGTAATTACTGCTAAACCGCCTCCAACACCAGAAGCTACGGTTTGATCGTGTTGCTTTGTTAATGAAGATAGATTTGAATTTGTTACTGCTGATAATGTATTTGTGCTTGCTAAATCTTTATCAAGACCAATAGCGTTGACAATTAAACAGTTATTTATAGTTGTAGTAACAGCAGTACAACTTAAAGAAGAAGTAGCAGAAGCATCAACCGATCCAGCATTTATATGTATTGGGGTTGTGGTATCGCATCCACGGAAACACATTATAATTGCAGTCTGGTGATCTCCAGAATCAGCAACAGATACAGACGACTGAGTACCACTTACCAATTTCCAGAAAACAGCTAATCTTACACCTCCAGCGGCAGCGGCAGTTCCTGTTGATTGTGGAGAATTTGTTACCTGCGTCCATCCAGTAGGAGTTGTTACGGCTTGATTTGCTGTTTCTACAAATAATAGAAATATATCATTGTCTGCGTATCCAGATGGCACCGGCACCGTTAACGCGGCAGTACCAGATGTGAATGTACCTTTGTTGACAAAAGTGGGTATGCTACCACTAGGTTGTGTAGCATACACCTTTCCATATGTAGATCCAGACGATTTTTTATATTCTAATTGATATTGACCCGAAGCCGGATCGCTATTAGCATTAAGTATTATTCTAAGTCTAGTATTTGTATTTACTGGTCTAGTAATGTCTGTATCTTGAGAGGCGAGCCATGTAGCCGAAGTTTCTGAACCATCATCGGCTCTAAATCTATATGACTCTTGTTCTAACGACGCTGGAGTTGCAGCAATAATCGAATCCCACTGAAATCCAATCGTCGAACCACTGCCAGAATAACGAGAGCCACTAAGTCCCACTGTGCCCGCACTGGTGATCCCCGAGTCCGTAACGGAGAACTTCTGTACCCCGTCTCGAAACGCCTTGATGGCCGTCCCGATCATCGATAACTGGATCGTGTAGGTCGTTCCAGCAGATGGAGTAAATACCTCCTCGCCCAATAGCGTATCAACGCTGGCGATCGTCTTATACATGCTCAAGCCCGATCCACCGGACCCCGCCGAGTCGAACGTGAGTTGGTATCCAGTTGCGTTGGTGCCATACGATGCCCGCCCCCAAGTTTGGGCGTAGCCTTCGTTGGTGAGACACTTGATCGCCGCTGTGACCACGTAATCCGCTGATGGCGGCGTAACGTTGCTCAGAAAGAATGTATAATTGGCCGTGTTAATCCGGGCGAGCCCACCCGCAATGATACCGTTGCCAGCAGGGACAAGCTTAGGCAGCCACGCAGCACCGCTGTCACTAGTGTGGTTTTCGATCAGCGTACCGTCGGTGTCCGTGAAGGTGTCGGTAAAAAAGGTGCTCATGTTTAATTAACTTCCTCGTATAAACTTAGCTATCTGCATACGGCGATAATCACAATTTGCATCTTGATTACGGCAAATCTTATCTATTATATCTCCACATGTATCAGTATTTGTAATTGGAGATATATTTATATTTAATTTATTAATTGCATTTGTAATTCGATTTTGCTGAGTGTTAGACAATGAAGACCATAAAGCTGTAATCTGATCTACTGTGCCTAATTCAATGATATCTGGATCTGCCAATAGTGCAGAATCATCATCAACATCAACTAATACTAAACACCAATTAAAAAGTTGATCGCCGGTAACTGGATCTAACGGTATGGTTGCTACGGTATGATTACAAGTATAACGAGCAACAGCAGCACGACGAAGTAATCGATTTGGATCTCTTGGATTTGCAATTATTTCCAACTTAGCTAAATAATATTTAGTCATTAGAAAAGTCCTTGTCCTTAAATTTGATCTATATACTAAGATAGTGTCATCATGTAAATGAGACACTATCAAAGTATTTAAAATGTACCGATGTGTCTATTTATATTTATGCTCTTAGAGAAAAACCTTCGCGGATAATACGTCCGGGTGGAAGATCGGCATTATCAAGCAGCGGCTCAAGATTAATGAGAATCGCTGGATTAAAAGAGCAACGATGAACCTTTTCGCCATCGAAGAATACTGCATCGGAGCCATCTTCTTTAACAGCAACTACATGCTGCTCTAGAAGCTCATTAAAAGTATCTGTCTTTGAATTTTGAAAGATACCTACATATTTGCCATCTTTAGCCTTATGAGCCTTATCAAGCATGACCATTGATGCTTCTGGAACATCAAACTTTACCCATTGTCCATGTCTAAAATTAGCCATTATTATCTCCTAAATCAATTAGTCTAGCTGGAATTTAAGTGTTAGATTAAAAGTATCGCCATTAGAAAGCGACTTAGATGATGCAAATAATTCAGCAAACAGAAGAACTGTTGAAGTTGCACCAACCACATAGTAACCATAAACTGTCTGTGCGGTTGTTGGACTCCAAGTTAAAGTTGTTCCATATGTGCTAGAAGTTACACCAGTAGATGTAGTTGGAACTGCCCAAGTTGAACCACTCTGAGTATTAGTAATAGTTTTATCAGAGTAGCCGGTAAAGTCAGCAACAGTGTACGAAGCAGCAGTGTCGCTCTCTGCGGGAGTAACGCTTGTCTTGTATAGTTTTAATGTCCAGTTTTCAGCACTGGCGGGATAAAGAAGACGCTTTAAAAGCTCTACTTCACCAACGTCTGGTACTAGTAATGCCATGATTGTTTCCTTTCGAAAGAAATAATACTCAGTAAATTTATATACAATCAATAAGTTGGAAAGCTTGATACATCTATACTGGTTAATTGATAGCCGCCGCCAAGTGTAGTCATCCATGAATTAATCATAGCTTGATTATTGGCATTAGTTAACGCAGAACAAGTGCCAGCACCTCCAAAGTGCCATCCACCAAGACAAACAAGTTCACCATTAATAATAACAAAGCAAGGACTAGATGAGTCGCCCGGAATAATACCTTCGTAAAAAGAATATTTAGTCGCATCAATTGGAATAGTAAAGCTCTGGCCATCGTACAATGTGCTATACCAAAAATACCAATCACGTATTGTTGCATGTTTTTGCTGATTACATCCTACTACTGGAATTCTAGCACTAGATATATTTCCAGCACTTCTTAGACAATAAAACTTATTATATGCATCTGTTGGATTTAATACTTTAGCAAATTTAATGCTACTTGGAACGTCTTCATCTAATACTACAACACATAGATCTGTAGAAACGTCTCCTATGGCGGAAACTAGATTTCTTTGTACTACAGTGCCATCCATAGCAACAAACCATATTGGACGTGTTCCATAGCTCCCGCCAACAACTGGTACAAAGTGATTATTATATAAAACGTGTCTAGGAGATATTAAAGTACCACCCATTTGATTATATTGATAGCCATTCCATGGCGAAAAGCATGACCAATCTGCATCTTTCAAATAGAAATTTGTATTACGAGTAAAATTACCAAATACAGTTGGATCTCCATTAAACAAATTAGTTTGTCCAGATAGACGTGCTGTTATCCAATCATTAACATGTTTTGCCAGTGATCCAGACGCAAATTCTTTAAAAACAGACGATGTAGCACCAACATTTCGTGTCATATCACAATCTACTGCTTTTGATATTAGCCGTGTGTGATAAATGATTTTAGCAACACCATCAGAAAGACGAGTAACTTTACCTGAATTATCTAATGATGCTATAGTAGGATTTACATTTTGAATTTGTAGATTATCTAATGTTCCAGATATTAGTTCTGTGGCAACAATATTATATGTTGGATCAGTAGTAGCATCAGAATGTGTAGTAAATATAAGATCTCCGGTAGTACGATCTACAGTTGTTTCAGACGAAATAATTACAGGAATACCCTGTGTAGCAGTTAGTGTAAAATCAGCATCGTTAGAATTCGAACCTCTGATTCTAACACCTCCACTATTTGTATTGCCGTTAATTTTCATAATCCTGCTGCTCCTGCAGCTTCAGATGCTGTTAATCGTAAAGTCCAACGGATAGTATTAGACGCTAATCCAACAACAGTAAATGTTGGACGCTCATTAGTATCATCAGCACTAATTATAAAGTTATATCCACTCATCGAAGCTGAATTAGCACGAGATAATTCTATACTTTCTAGCAAGCTAGTGTTATTTAAATCATCACGCCAGATTGTAAATCTTCCCGTTACTGTTGCTGCACCTGGTGTGGTAGTATTATAACCAACGAGTTGATACAAACAATTGATTACAGTCTTAGGAGGAACAATAAGATGTCCACCCGCTCCTGCTGGACGAATATCCATTACTCCAGAAGATGCGTCTGTAGTAATTTTAGTATATAGATAATCAGCACCTTGAGCACAACCCCAATCTGTTGTTCCCATTGCATGACCCCATGTTCGTGATAATGGAGCACGCGGTCTAGCACCTTCGCCCATTACTAATTGGTATCCATCGCCTCCTGTTGTATTAGGATTGGTTAGATTTCTGCCCCAGAAAATACTATGAGCAGATGTTGTAATAGTATTAGAATCGCCGCCAATTAAAGTATAATCTGCTGTTGATTTATTCTTCCAACCAAATACAGCAGAATAATTTGGAGTTGAAGATTGATTTAGTTCGCGTCCAACCGCAATTGAGTAATTTCCAGATTTAGCCCATGCACCAGCAGCAAATCCAAATGTGTCAAATGTATTACCAATAGTTCGATATTGAGTTTGTTCTTGCCAATATTTGCCATCCCAGACAAGATTTATTGCTTGACCACATCTAAGTGTAACAGGATCAGAAGTAACTTGAGGTTCGGTAGCAAATATTCTTTTTGCTCCACTATGATACGCATAATAGTCTGAAGTCCAGCCAAATCTAGTTCCATTAACAGTGACCAACACTGCTGCTGAGGTAAAGCCATCGCTGGTTGTAGCTTGTAAATCAAATATGATTGTTAATTTTTGACCAGTCCTTGTTCCTTTTTTAATTCCCCAAGAACCAATCGTTGGATCAGATATTGTTCCATTTACATTAAATGACTTAACTGTATCTGTAACATAACATTTAAGAACAAGAACATCTGCATTTGTTGGGTCTAGCGTAATAGATGTGCCAGACGTAAATGAAGATATATCGTATGTAGAAATATTATCAGAATTTACAGCAATGCCGCCAGATGTGACTCCATCGCCTCTATACAATATTCCTGTGTCATTGGCGATGGCTAATTCTCCACCAGCCAACACTTGAGAAGCGATATTTGCAGTTGTATCGTATTTAACCAAGATGCGTGCGATAAGATCGCCATTCGCGTCAAGAGAAGGATATCCACTTGGCTGATTTCTATTCGATTGGACTTCTACGGCATTATTATTAGAAAATAAACTTTGTGCATAGAAAGAATTATCTGTTCTTAATACACCAGCAAATGAGCGATATAAGTTTGTATCGCCTCCAAAATTAATACCACCAGAAGGTATTGTACTTGCAAGAAATGTTAATCGTGCTGGAAGATTAGCCGAACCACTTCCAAGGCCAATGTATCCATTAAATTGTCCGCCACCAGATGGAACAATATTGTCTGCAATATACTTAAAGTTATCTTGAATTAGATCGCCACCAGAGCCATCTAAATTTACAGCCGGCGATCCCGGATTTGCAGCGTCTTCAAGAAATTTTAAGTTTTTATAAGTTATAAGATTATATGTAGACATTCGAATGGTCTCCTAGCGTTTGTTCTACAAATATATACATATAAAAAAATAACCCCGGTTTTTAGACTGGGGTTAGTTTAAATTAGTTTGATGAAATGTTGTACAATTGATTTAATTGGTCCGCGTTTATAGAATATTTCTTCATCTGGTTTAAATCTAGAATTAAGATATTCTTTATATTGATCTCTTAAGTGTTCGAAATTCAGCGGACCACATCCATTTCTAAAACGCATAACGCCAATATCAGCGGCAATAGCAGCTTCTATTAAATCATTAAAATAACCAAGTGTTATAGTTTTTTTACTAATTGTGTGTCTAGCACGGTATCTTCGATACTCTCCTCCCTTCCTTTTATCTATGAACTCATCAACACATAAATATCCTAATTTATTTGTTCCACGAGTGGCTGCTCCACAATTGCACCAATGATGAGATAATGCTAAATTATTCATATTCCAAAAAAGTTCTGGCTTATATTCTTGAAGCTCAGATTTTCTCCATGGTTCCTTATGTTCTATAGTCATTTGTGTATAATCATCAATTATTTGTCCACACTGATAACATTTATCTAATCCAAGCTGTTTCGCCATATGTAACATAAACATTCTATTTAGTCTTTGAATAGCTTTACCATAATCTATATCTAATGCTTTATTTTGTTCTTTTAAAAGCATATAGTCATATTTTTTATCTCTAGCCATAATCATACCTTCTTTAACGCTTGATTATATATTTAATAAAAAACTCCCCCGAATTAACGGGGGAATATTTTATTCTAAACTATTATAAGGACCCGAGTAAGCAGCGTTGATTGTTCAAACATGCAAAACCACCAGACCACCAGGCGTAGTATCCTGCACGTCTTTCCCGGTGTAGTGACTCATCCTCAAACACCTGTAGTTCTTCACGAACAGGCATGACGAATGCATCGTTCTTAGAGAGGTCTAGACCAACCACTAGCTCAACGTCGCCAGCAGCCATGCCGTTGTTACCAGCACCAAGAGCAATAACATTCTGGTAGTAAGACTGATACTCTTGACCTTCGCCAAGCTCATCGAGAGTTACAAGCTTGACACCGTAGATTGAGCTTACGCCATCATCGGTTGCAGTGTAGATCTCACGACGAGTTAGTTCGTCAACCTGATCAATACCCCAGTTACGAATGTCTTCCATGGCTTCAGGAGACATATAGAGGTGAGTTAGCTTGGCCCGATTTAGGCTTGAAGCATTACCACCACCATTACGCCGCATGACTAGCTTCATTAGAGAGACTAGACGCTTTGTAAACTGACCGGCGGTGGCATTTGAATCGCTTACAACTACGTTGCGGTCAAAACCGGCAGCGAGAATTGTATGCCAACCATCGTCGTTAATCTTCTTAACGAAACCAGCCTCTAGAACTTCTAGAGCACGAGAAACGATATCCCAACGAGCCTCGCGAGCATACCGAAGTAGCCAATCGATACCGGCACCAACATCATATGTTGGAACGGTTACGTAATCGCCTTCAATCTGTCGCTGAGGAACTTTGCCCTGATTTGGTACAGTATAAGCTGTAAATTCAGAAGCATTGTCAGGACGATAGAAATCGATAGGATACTCGATACGAGCAGCGGGATCAAAAACCTGCTTGGAATAAATGCCACTAATATTATCACCGACTAGCACGCCGGAACGTAGAGGAGTAGTTAGTGCAGCGGCGAATGCCTTCTGTGCAGCTAGAGCAACTTCCTTATTCTGGTCGCCTGTCTGGCGAAGTAGTACATCTAGATCCTTGCGTTCTGTTTCATTTAGACCTTCAAACATTTTCGTCTCCTTCAAATTATTATTAATTGAACGCTATCTGTTAAAATTACTATTAGAGATCAACGTAGACACGAGCGAAGCCATCTTCGTTCTTGATAGAACGGAATGAACCAACGCGAGGATTTGCAATCTGATTCCAAGATGTGGAATTTGGAGCAATTCCTGTGACTGAACCGCTAGAGCTTAGAAGTGCCCAATCGCCCTTTGAAGGTGTGCCTGTAACCTGATCGGTTACAACCCATCCCTTGGTCATGATTGCGGCCTTGCTGCCCTTCTGTGCCTGATCCTTATGCCAGTTAATAGGAGTCCGAGTCTGATCGACGTTAACGAACTCTGTTAGAAGCATGCCTAGAGGACGAGCACCAGATGAACTGGCTGAAACGGTTGCTACGTTGGCAGGATCTTCAAGGGCCACACCGCTACCAGCAGTGCTAACTGAAACAATTACGCCCTTGCTTGCTACTTCGTTTAGAAAGTATGAAATGTCTACTGAACCGACGCTACGATCTGCTTTAAGTGCCATTTGTATCTCCTTAATTTACTTTCGATTTTATATACAAACAATTTTTAATTTATTATTACTTCTTTGTTTTACGCATACTACGCACAGCTTCAACGAGCTT